GTAGGATAATCCTACACTCACGCACGGCGTCTTGACTTCTGACCACTTAAGTCCCGCCTAGCCTTGCCTGATACTTGATATCAAGAATGTGTGTGTGTGTGTGTGTGTGTGTGTGTGTGTGTGTGTGTGTGTGATCTCGGATATCAGGAGTTGTGTGTCCAAACCGGGCCGCGTTGTGTGGGAGTACACGATGGCTAGATTTGGGCCAAACCGGGTCGCGCTGTGCGGGAGTACCCTAGGGCAGCGCCAGGTCGCACGGGCGTCGAACTAACACGCAAACAAACCCACCCAGGTCGATCAACTATTAACATGGGTCAGTCTCGACTCTCATCCAACTATTAACATGGGTCAGTCTCGACTCTCATCCAACTATTAACATGGGTCAGTCTCGACTCTGGTCGCCTAGCCAGGTCTCGACACAAGTCAACGTGATCGTGCGTTAACTTTGCCAGGCCGATTTCAGAGTATCAGGCTTGACGCCTGCGCCCCGATCGTGAGACTACGTGCATGACGCCAAAGGCCCGACTTGAGCGACCTGCCGACTGCAACGCTAGTTGCGGGCGGGCCGCCATAAGTGGCCAAGCGTTAACAAACCCGGCTCAAGCCGGAAGGACGTGCACCATGGCTCTTCGCATCACCCTCGCAGCCCGTGGCTCTGACTCCAAGGCGTACGCCTTGGCGACTCTGCTGCCCCTCGCCCACAACGTCATCCGGCGCGGCTTCGACATCTCAGAGCCGCTGACGGTCGGCGCCGACGACGGTACCGGAACCTGTCCGGTGGCCCTGGTCAAGGCACTGGTCGGCGCCAACCTGACCGACAAGGGCGAGCCGAAGCCACTGCCACTGCCTGAGGCGGCCGACGGGGACCAGCTCAGGAAGCATTCCGACGAAGCGCCGACCCGTGTCCCGGCCCTCGTTGCGCTGGAACGCTTGGAAAACCTGCCGGAGGAATGGGCGGAACTGACCGGCCGTGTCGTCGACGGCGCCCGGCGCACCTGCGCCGTCATCCTCGCCTACGCCCTGACCGGCCGTTGGTTCGCGCCGGCCATTGTCGAGACCGACAAGACCGGCCTTGCCGTGTCCGTGGCAAAGAACATTGCCAAGACTCTTTGCGTCCGTCAGGATTGGGAGGGTGCCGCCCGCGCCCTGGTTCTCGACACGGCCACGCCCTCGCCGCTGACGATGTCCTACGTGATGTCGGCCTTGTCGCTGACCCATGGCGCTGCGACTGCCGTCAAGGACGCTGTGATCCTGCTGCGCCGCTTCCCGGCCGTGAAGATCGTCGGGATGAAGGTGTCCAAAGAGTGGCGCGCCGGACTCGTCATGGCGAAGAATGCGCCGGACGAGACGGAAGCACAGCGCATCATTGACGCCATCGTCACGGAAGGCGGGAAGGATGTCACGCTCGCCAAGGTGGCGGATTTCCTCGCCGAGCAACCCGGCGCGTTTGCGAAGCGCATGGTGGACGCGCTGGCCACGGACAATTGGGAGGAGATCAAATCGGCCTTGTCCAGCGTTTGCAAGGCCTGATCGGACTACGGCAAGGGCCATCGGCCCTTGCCAATGGGCCGCTAGACAACCTCTAGCGGCCCATTGGCACTAACGCCAACGAGGAGTCAAACCATGAACCTACAAATCGCGCTCCCAGGCATGAACCTGTCCGGTATAGGCTCCCTCCGCCTGGGCCATGCACCGGCCGATGCTGGCTTGCTTGTGTTGGACCACGTCCGTGTCCTGCGGAATGACATGCTGGACGCTTTGAAGTCCGGCGCTGATTCCCGTACCATCGGTGCCCTGGCGCGCCGACTGGCCCAGACGAATCACCTGGCGGCGAAGTGCATGCGTATTGCGGGACCTATCCAATGGTCCTAGAAGCACTGTTGCAAACCGGACCTGGCCTGTTCCAAACCGTGACGCTAAGCGTCCCGGGCCGGCTGGCCGTCGAGCGGATACGGCTGATTTTGAGGCCGCAAGGTGAGATTCTGGAATTGATACACGTACCACACGAACACACCCGGACCATAGGGCACAAGAGAGGACCAGGATCCTAACACTAGCCTATGATATCCTGGACGCGAAGCAGCCATCTGTACTCCTGGCGCACAGCATCAAGCGGTTGAACGAAGCCCAGCGCGAGGAACTGATGCTGCGTCGAGTACTTCCGGTCTGATATCGAGTATCAAACCTAAAATACCCTCTTGAGCAATGCTCAAGAGGGTATTTTATTGACCTTCGCTGGGCTGTGCACTGCCTGATACCTGAAATCACCCTCGCCGGGCTACCTGGCGAGGGTTCTTTGCGTCCATTTGGCTAGCTGATACCCGAAATCACCTCGGCGGGCTGCCCGACAAGTGTTCTTTGCGTCCATTTGGCCTGATTTGGGCCATTTGGAGACATTAAACCCAGGGGTTGGTGATTTTGGGTATCAAATGGCAGTCGGGTGGAGCCAACACGCCCGACCCAAGAGCCATTGACCCAAGAGCCATTGACCCAAGAGCCATCGAGCAAATGCCTGGCAGATATCTAGTATCATGTCCACACGGGCAATGTCCACACGGGCCAGGACAAATGTCTAGTAGGCAGAACAAATGCACTACATCCCATGACTGACACTTATTGTCACCACTAGACCGCTACCCTATACGTGCTGCATGGACAAATCTTCAAAAACACGGAATCATCACGTACAGCCCGTTTCTCCCGGACCATGCAATGCCATGTCCGGCCGATTATCCTGGCCCTGCGTCGGGGTAATGCCACCTCTCCATGTCTTCGCAACCTCCACCCGAGTCCCGGCACCCACTGGATGATTAGTCCCCACGTCGCAGGCCCAGAATACCGTGCAAGTCCAATGCCTCACAAGACTTGGACCGTCTGGAGCATTCTGGATCTTTCAAAAGTCATAAATCCTTGCCACCACTAGACTTGGACCGTCTGGAGCATTTTCCATCCCAACCTTGCACCAGTATTTAAAAACCATAAAAATTTCCATATCGCACACATAAAAATCATCAATCCATCAAATCATTTAATAGAGGGACCCAAGATATGCTCTTTACTGGACTTACAACTTCTGGACGGATTCTTGCCCTCTAGATCGAATGCTCAATCCATCCAACCCTAGTTCTGGCAAGGGCTTACGTCAAATGGACCTGTCGCGTGCCCCGAGTACTAGGGCTGCTAGTAGGTGTGCATCCCCAAACCACCATCACAGGCCACAAATGCCCAGCAGCCCACGAAACAAGCCCGCCCAGCCAAGAAACCTGGCTGGGCGGGCTAGGGCACACTAACTGCTATAGGAGCTAGGCGAGGCTGTTCTGCCCTAGTAATATAACTCCTGTCCTAGCAAGCACTTACGTCAGGCACCACTTCTAAGGCATCAAATCATGCCTAAGCCGTGCAGCTACAGCACTAACGGATGCTAAGATTCGCGGTATCAGGCGCCCGAGCCTGCAATCACATCACACGACCATACGCCGGGTCCACTGGCAGCTCCCATTCCCACAGCCGTGTATATCGCTCAATCAGCCCAGATAGGTCGCTCACCATCCGCCGCTTATACAACACACTCTCCACCGCGACCCCATCGCAACACAGCATCAGGTCAACCATCAGCCACACCGCGCCCTCCAATGCCCCGTAGGTCTCGAGCTGGAGATCGAATCCACCCAACCCGGTGCCCGGAACATCGCTAACCTTCCCCGATGACCGGTACACATACCCATCCTTGGGGTAGGGCCGCTTCTTGGCCATGAAGCCCGATAGCTTGGCGTCGACGACGACCACCGAACCATCCGCATCCCGCGCTAAGAGGTCGTACTTGCCCACGACGGGCACCCCACCCAGCAATCGCGGCTCAGGGTTGTCCTGGACGGTAACACCAGTCCACTTCACGACCGCAGCAGGCAACACCGACCACTTCCGCCAGTACTCCAACACTCCTTGATATCGTGTATCAGGGGCCGAGGAATCTCCCGACAGAGCGTTCTTCCACACCAAATCCCAATCCCGGCCAGCCAACATGGCCGGCGTCGGTGGCATCCGCTCCTTCAGAATATATTGCCGGTACCAATCACCTGGATCCTCCTCCCAGCGCGATAGCGACGACGGAGACAGGTACGCTAATTTGTCCTTAACCTTCATGCAAGCTCCTCGGAGCAAAGGTGAATCGTCCAATCACAGCACACCCAATAGCCGTGGCTCAACCCGTGCCCCGCCCACCTGCCTGAACCCCACTAGCACGCGGGATCCTACCCAATCAGAGCGTCGGCGGGCTGTATCATCTAGCCCCGTCCCGACCGTGATGCTCGGACCCGAGTCGAACCTAACCGTCAATGACCCAACCATCCCGACCAGGCGACCCTCCCCCGCATTAGTCCCCACCACGACGCCTTCCTCGCTATCCGTGGCCTTGATCTTGAGTATCCACCTTCCCCGGCCCGGCCTATAAATCCCATCGTCACGCAGGATCACGCCCTCTCCCCCACGCGCCACAACAGAGGCGTACAAACGTTCCACGACCACGCGATCGCCAGGCATCACGACCCTCTCCTGTGGCACCACTCCTGGATGCAGAGATATCGCCCTAAGCCGCTCACTGAATCCACCCCTGTGCAGCGGAGCATCGAACACCCTATATTGTATCTGGTCCCACCGGCTATCCGGCCGCTGGCGCTTGGTGATACTGAGTATCGAGTGCAACGTCAAGCCGGGTGCCCATAGTTCCCCATCGAGCCCGTAAGGGGCGGACGGGATCCACTTATCTATCCACCACGCGGGCGCCGCGATCTTATTACCCAGGCGCGACCACAACGTTCCATCCCACAAGGCACGCATCCCATCCAGCTTCTCTGACACCCACCACACCCCCGAGGTGGGCCACCGGTCCTTCATATCTTGCCCTAATGTTGGTACAATCACAGACCGATCCTCCTGGCCCGTCGGGCCAATGCGGCACCACATAAGGATATGGTACCTGGTGACACCCCTAGGCGAACCGCAACCTCACCATCAGTGAGCCCTTCCAAGCGTCCGGCCACGAGTGCTGCCTCGCGCCCAGTCAGCTGCAACACTCCAAGGATCGAGTCCGTATCGTCCAAGCCCATTCCGTCCGGCGCTGGCACGTCACACAGTACTTGCCGACCCGTCCGACGCAGCCAATCCAGCCCAACACCGCGCATCGTGACGGCTACATACCGGGCGGATATGGGACCAGGCCGGCCATCTAGGCGCTCCATGGCGATATCGAACATCACCCCAGCCACGTCAGGGTCACGACTCATACATTGGGCCATCCAATATACGCCGCAGAGCAGCTCCTCCTGTGTCCTGGCGGACTCGACCATCCGGTTAGCCTCAGAGAGGCTTGGTGTGCCCATGATAGTGGACCCCAAAGGCCGAGCCTAACTCAGCCGCACGGTGTGATGTGTTGTATCGTTGGTCGAGTAGCAGGCCGTCCAACTGATAGAACGCCCAGGAGGCGGCGATCTCATCTCGCCAAGGTTCAGCTGGGACAAAGGTCATGGCCCACACAAATGTATCAAGGAACCGAGCCCCAACGGAGGCATCGCGCACCACGATCAGCCCTGAGTTAAGCTCCTCCCTGCCATCGAGACACTCATATCGCCGATTCCCGATATCAGCGCACATACCCACGGACAAGGTTGTAGGTACCGGGCACGGCCGTTGCATCAGGATGTCGCAGTCCATCCCCACATATCCACGAGCGCAGGCCTGGGCCTTGAGCCACCCGGCCCTGGCCAAACCCGTATAAGGACTAGCCTCCACCATCCGAGCTTGCCCACTCCAGGCCGGATCATCTGATACCAGGCACCAGTCCCAGCCGGCAACTTCCATCCCGCGGATCCAGGGCTCAACATTGAACTTGCCCCACACGACACCAGCTACTTTCATGTCAGCACCTATACAGGATATGGCGGTTGCGCGGATCCAACTCACACGTGCCAGGATTGGGCAACCCACACTTGAACGTAGGTGCGGGATCGATCTCCCAGACTGAACGGATGCCCGTAGGATGCTCCGCGTTCAAGCGGGCGGTGGTCTCCGCATCCGACAGACGAGTACAGACCGATGCAGCACAGATGCCCACGGAATAAGCGTCGAACTCGGCTACCATGACTCACCCCGCCCAGGACGCGGAACCTCAATAGGAGGGAACCGTCGAGCCAACCACTCCTCGTGGAGGCCACGATAATGCTCCATCCGCTCAGCGGGTATCCGAGCCCGGACCCGCCCATCTGGGTTCACGATATCAGTGCAGCCACGTGTGGCGGCGATGCCCAGGATCACATCCCGGCCGAACGGCCAAGCGCGGGCTTCAGTGCGTGAGAGTATGTATTCAGACATGAGTGGCTCCTAAGTCCCAAGGTTTCATGAGGCGTTCCTGGTCCGCGATGTTGCGGATCAGCGACTGTACGACCGACTTCGGAACTGGTAGGCAGTACCGGTCCCAGGGTACCGCACTGGAGGTGAGCCAGTCCTCGATACTAAAGGTCTGGCACCCCACAGACACGACACCAGGACTAATCAACCAAGCTGTCCATACCAGGCACGACGCCGCGATCGACGACCCAACCAGCACGCACGGTCCATGAACCTTGTGGCCTGGTTGCACGGTACCGCGTATCGTGCAGCCTCTAGCCACACCATGCACGCTGCCGCCTTCAACAACAGCTTCTGAGACCTCGCCCGATACGTGGCCGCCCTCGACGGTGCTCTTATAGACTAGGCCAGAGATCCGGCCAGAGACCTTGGAGTATTCGACACATCCACTAATGTAGGAGCCTGCTCCAATCGTCGAACGATAGACCATTCCAGTGATCGTCACAGCCTTGCCGATATTGGAATCACCAGTCACTCGGCCGCCTTCTGGCGTCAGGTACATCCCAGGATTGACCCGCTTGTAGCCCATGCGTCTAGCTAACACGTGTCACCTCCACGACGCAAGTATTGCGCTCGTCGAACGTGCACTCGGCGTGCACACGCCCACCATGTTCGAGGGCCTCGATTACAGCCCATGCCCGTGGGCTGAACCGTCCAGACAGCGCGTTGGCTGATACAGGTGCACCCAACGGCCAGTCCCCTCGAATCGCTTTGTCCTTGTCGGATGAGGGTGTGATGAGATACATGATAGTCTCCCCGGTAAGTATGGGCCTAACCATACTGACTCGGCTGGACGGGGTACAAGTACCCCGTCGGGTCGTGTCAGCTTCTCTTAGTCGTCCAAAGTCTCGACACGCTCGTATTGGATGTTGCCTAGATCGTCCTTCCAGATTATGTGTGTCTGGAAGTTGCCACCATCCCATATGTCAACCAGGCGCTTGACGTTAGGCACCCAATCCACAGCCTGTATGAGCGCGTGGTAAGCGGCGCGTTCAGCATTCTCTGCTTCGACACGCTTGCGTTGGGCCTGGATCCAGGTTCTGATGAGGTCTTTCATGGTTCCTCCATGTTGGGTGTTTGGGTAGGCGTTCAGCGATCCGTTGTCTGATACCATGCATCACAACTCCATCAGGCATCGGCTCGTGGAAGGGGTATGGCCGCCAGTCCAGCGTACACACCACCCCACGCCGCGTCAGTTCAGCCTTCAGTTCCATGAACCGTGCTGCCAGCCACGGGCCATATGGCAAGAAATATGCCATATGGCCTGTGCCCAAGGTCGGTGTCTTGGGCCGTGGCCCTGGGTGCCCGTATCGCTTATACCTAGCCCAAGCAAACGGCACCATCCGGGGCAATTCACGGTACTCTGCCAGCAAGTGCTGGTCACACAACTCCGCTGGCGGTACGCCCATGTTGATCCTGGTCACGTCGGGTACCTCCGCTTATGGGCAGCCCGCTTGTGCTCCAGACGCTCGGCTCTGAGCCTGGCTGCCGCGTCCGGATCGTAGGGTGCAGCCTCATGTAAGGCGAACCGGGTTGGTTCGTCGGCGCGCGCGCGCGCGGCCGTAAGGGTCTCGAATGATGAAGTCCCATCAGGCGTCCTGTCCCGAGCCTGTACCAGATCATCCATGGCCAAAGCAGCCAGGCTCATAACGAGGTAGCTTGCCTTGTTCATTATCGCCTCCTAGTGAGCCAATATGTCACCGTACCACTAGATAGCATCTTATATAGCCCGATCAGTGCTACAATTGGCCAGAACCAAATAATCAGCGCGCACAGGGCAAGGAGAGCCGCCAGCGGAGCGTCGTCATCCTCGAACCCTATAATCCGACCAGTAATCAGGAGTGTCAGATGCCCGCAGGCTATGTATATTAGAAGGATGTTCACAACGCCTCCAGCCGCTGATTCACAGCATCACGCAGTTGAAGCGCCTCGGCCTCAGTCGATGTATATGGCCAATAGCGGTAGTGCGACGGATCAACCGTCGGAATCTCAGCAGACTTGGCTACGACATACAGGCTATCCACATTCAGGCGTTCACACAGAGCCTTGATATACTCGTAATGGTATCCATCCATCAGGCAGATCCAGTATCCTGTGCCGCGCTCGTGCTGCGGATCGTTGGTAACGCGATAGTTGTCCGGAAGCTTGTTCGTGTAGACCACGAGCTTGTCGTCCTCAACTCGCGTAAGACCGTAGCCCTCCACAACAGTGGCATGATCCTTGAACCACACGTGGACTGCATCGTGGATACGCACATCGTGAGTCAGGCTATCATCCAGGTACCATTGAGGGATGTAGTCTTGGTCGATGATGATCCTCCAGCAACAGGGATCGGACAGCCAATCCCCATCAGATGGTGAACACTCCACACGAATGAACTGCGGCATGTCGCTGGTATCAGGTATCCCTTCACGCTGTAGGATCCTGGTGTGACTCATGCTATCGGTCGGCATATGCACCGACTCAGGAGTGAGGATGAGCGAGACGGGGTTGCACATGGTGTGCTCCCTATGGTTGTGGCCCTTTGGGCCGGATGTAATACACGGGGAGGGACTCGAACCCTCAAGAAAGCGGCTTCTAAGGCCGCCGCGTTTGCCAGTTTCGCCGCCCGTGCGTGGCTGCCCCGTAGGGCAGCGGGAGTCACAACAGCTTGGACAACTCGTCGATAGTCTGTTTGATCGCAGCCTTGAGGCGTTGGATCTCGTCATCGACTGGTACAAAGATCACGCTGCATCCGTCTTGTCGTCGGCTAGCCGAGCATGGTGCCCTATAGCAAGCTATATCATCTTCTCGGAACGCACATTCCTCGCAAGAGACGGATGCTTTGGCCACATAGCCAGTAGGTGCTTCATGTGGGTTCACAGGTAGATCCCCTTCTCAATAAGGCTATCGACCATGGCTCGATAGTGTGAATCGGGCCTCACCACCGGTTCAGGAACCGGTTCCTTGTCTTTAGAGTCACGCATGTACTTGGCCTGATCCCGGCATCGAACGTGATACTTGATGTTGGGACGGTTCCGTTGGAGCGGCTTCCCGCATACCGCGCAGATGATGGTCCTCACGATACGCTCCTCAGTATGCCATCTTCCAAGGTGATCTGGGCATACCAACGGTGAGGCTTCGGGTAGTGTGGGCCTGATATCGTGTATCGGCCCGTGTGGTGGTACTCAGTACCGAACGGCGTCAGCGTGTACGCGGACACCTTCTGGCCCACAAGCGCCTTGAGGGCCTTCTTAGTGGCTGGGTTGGATGAGATGTAGGTGGTCATATGGCACTCCGAGCGACGATTGTGTAGTCGTCCGAGTACCCGGCCGGGCCGATAGCCTTGAGGCCATCAGTCTGTATCCAGTGCGTTGGCGTCGAGGCTAGCGCACCTCTCCACCACCCACCGCCGAGTTCTTCGGTCAGTACGACCGGCCCGGCAGCGATGGTCAGCCATCTACCGGCCTCCAGTCTTACGTGCTTGAGGTCACGGTCATGGATCCAGCCCGGCTTGATTTCGGATATCAAGCGCGCACATTGCCGACCCGTCACCCTGGACCCATAGCGGTCCAGCCAGTAGATCAGTGAGTGCATGCCGCCCTCCCAAACACCGGCGCAACATTTGCCAGTAGCCAGTCTCGCTGTGCAGCCCAGGCCGCAGCCCTGGTCGCAGCCCTGGTCGCAGCCCTGGTCGCAGCCCTGGTCGCAGCCCAGGCCGCAGCCCAGGCCGCAGCCCTGGCCGCAGCCCTGGTCGCAGCCCAGGCCGCAGCCCAGGCCGCTTCCATGGCCGCTTCCATGGCCGCTTCCATGGCCGCTTCCATGGCCGCAGTCCTGGCCGCGGATAGCTCGTCATTACTTGCTTCGCCGTTTGCAAACTGTTCGGCAACGTAAATTGCAATCTTGCTACGTTCGTCGGTCAATAGATGTTGCACCTGCCGTGCGCAAAATACAGCGAAAAGCCGCAATGTTTTATCGTCGCAAACGCCATCCCGTGTGAGTATCCAGATACGCCAGTCGTGCCGCATATCTTTCCGATGCCAAAGCGCTTCCATGCTGGTGCATCCTGTCCCTATCGCCCATGCTTTGCCTTTTGCGCAGGCTAGGTGCGTGTAGCAGAATTGTTCAGGAGTCAGTGAGTGCATGCCGCCCTCACGATCTGCCTCGGCACGTGGGCCAGCTTAGGTGAGCGGTGGATGACCAGTCCGGTCTCGCCTAAGAGGTACTCGTACCCCTTCTCGGCTTGCACGGCCAGGATGGTGTCCCGTGCTATGCGGGACTGATAGGCCCAGGCCAAGGGCCTGGTGCCGGTGTCTGTATGGACGACCATGGTCGTCTCCATGCACGTGTGGCTGTGCTGCCTTCGGCTACCCGCCGATGGGTTGTATGGGTCGATAGGTATCAACCTTGACGGCTGTACCTTGAAAGATATCAAGTGCGCTATTCGGTATTAGAACCAGCTTTGGATGTGCGTCACACAAGGAACGCGCAATCGGCCGGCTGGTCTTCAACCACTCCGCTGCCTCGCGGACTGTGAACGACTGTCCGCGGCTCATGTTCAGCAGGTACTTGTCGATCGGGTGCATAGTGGTCTTTCAGGATGCGGGCGAGCCCATCGCGGGATCCACCCTTGGGTAGGCAGGTATGAGCGAGCGTCCAACGTCTATTGACCTTGCGCCAGTAGCCAAGACGACCACAGATACGGCATCTGACGCCAATATCCTCTATCAGCATGCGCTCCATGTAGTCGTCGTCGTCGTCGTAGTAGTCACCGAACATATAGTCTTCAGCGGCCATGTTGCACCGCCTTGATGCCCAAGTGGCACACTGCCCAGCAGGCAGGGACAGATATCCACCATGGTACACCACACCAGGTGAACGCCAGGGCTGCCGGGAGGCAGCTGATACCTGATATCAAAGCGGTCATAACGACTCCTGATACGTATCAGAAAGGGTTATAAGTTAACGGCCGCCCACAATGGACGACCCTGGCGCAGGCTATAGCCTACGGCTGGACGTATAGTGCATGCCGGGACGGCAGGCTCCACCTATACAGGCTGCCCGGCCAGGGAGTGTGTCACACGCTACGGCGTTGGCACGTCACTTGCTACAGCAAACGCCGTGCCAATTAACTTGGCACGGTGTTTGCTAGCATTGTTAACACCTGTTAACTAACGAGTCTTCCGATACATATCAGGATGACGATCAATACGATGGGCGCGGCCATGATACAAATACCGATCTTAAGTATCAGAGTGATGAACCTCATGTGCCGTAGCATTTCCTGTTCGTAGTCACACACGGCCTGTAGCCCTCCCCAAGACCCACGCTTCCTTGACGTTATAGCCGGCTAACGCAGTCGGCTTATCGAACATTGGATCCAACACATCGTGCCCATCGAACGCCACTGCATGATACTTGGTATCAAGCATACAGATCAGGATCGCTCGGCGTTTGGCTATAGCGTGCAAGAACCTACGGACAGGCTCCTTATAGAGGTCGCGTCCTTCCAGCGTTGGGCGCGTTTCGACCACGTAGAAACACTTCCCAGCTTGATGGGCGAAGTCCTGGCAATCTGTGAGCAGTAACCCGCGATACTTGAGGTTCCCAGCGAGGTCTGGGAACCAGATATCAAGATCGTCGATGCCCAGGACCTCCAGGATCTTCTCGGGCGACGAGTCCATGACCATGGCGAGGCTATACAGCACGCACCTGGGTTCAGTAGTTGTTAGGTGACGCATAGTTCACTCCATGCTTGTCGAGCCATGTTTGGAATCTGTCCATTGCCAAGGGCCTTAATCCGCTCCACCCAATCGGCCACCCCATCAGCCAATCGGTCCAGTCCGGGTTCAGTTTGCCACCAAGTTGTTCTGTTAATTGCCTCGCCCCGGCAAGCTGTTTGGAGTCTACTACGCATGGCGTGTAGAATGTCTCTATGAAACTTTGGAGTCCCCAGCCAGCTTTCTCCGACGCCCCTGGAAAGTTCCTGTTGCCACACACTGTTGGCGTAGGCCAAGATCCACATACGTTCGCGCCTCTTGTGTGGGGCCAAGCAATCTCTAGCTTGTAGACATTGCCAAACAGCATCGTACCCGAGTGAGGCAAGGTCGCACAAGACAAGGTCGAGACCTCTGATTCTGAGCATCGAACTGTTCTCAATGAGAACGAATCTGGGTCGTACCTCACCAATAAGTCTGGCAAACTCTCGCCACAGTCCACTAGATTTTCCAGATATTCCAGATCCAGTACCTGCGGAACTGATGTCCTGGCAAGGGAATCCTCCAGATATGATATCCACGCACCTGCTCCATTCTCTCCCGTGCAGCGTTCGCACGTCGTTCCAGATTGGGAATCTTGGCAGCATTCCGTCAATCTGGCGCTGTAGTAGGACGTTAATGCAGTAGGGATCTGCTTCGCAAGCGCAGACAATCTCGTGCCCGCTGAGTAGGCTTCCGAGGATGCCTCCGCCAGCGCCGGCGAATAAGTGCATTTCTCGTAATTGTCCGTTACGAAGTGCCACACTTATCCTCCAGCAACGATTCAGGTATCTCGATCACGGTATCGGCTACAGCACGTAGCTCGCGGGACACTCCACACGCCAATACGACCACCACGGACCCCATATCACGTAGCCTCCGCACAGCCGGAGCCATATCGCCATCAGCGGATCCAAGCACAATCTTACCCATGCGTGGCGCAAGCATGTCATCATACATCCCAACATCCCAATCGGCCTTCTGCTTGCCGTTGCTGAAGGTCTTCAGATGCTTGAACTTGGTCTCCCAGCCCTGCTTCTTGAGAGCATGGATGAATGCTTTGGCCTCGGCACCTGAGTAGGCTCCGTAGGCTACACAACGCGTGAGCGTGCCAAGGTCAAGGCAGAACTCCCGGTACTTGGAGTAGTCCAGGTGCCTGCCAAACCGTTTGCGCAAGCAGTAATACATATTTGAGACATCAACGTAGATTCCTAGTTGCATACCTCCCCACGTATAGCAAAAGTACTGTGCCTAATATCGCCCAATGGGCGCTCCAACCTAGCATGATACACGATATCGGCCATATTAGAAGGGCGATTGCCGTTCCAACAGAACACGCGCAACGCCAATAGGATCTATCAGTTCCTGTACCCATTCGATCGCTTGGAGGGCTCTGGTGCTTGGTGTCTGTATCCAATCGTGGTTCCTACAAAGTAAGAGTCCCTCGGCCCACAATATGTCTAGATCCGCGCGTTTGATGTCAGGGTCCTTGAGATCAACGCCATACTTAATCTCCACGAGCCGGTCGATCCGATCGGTCAGGTCCTTGATGTTGCAGCGAGGCTTCACATAGGTACAGATATCCCCTACGTATGCCTCGTGGAAATCATGACACAACCCTTCCAAGCCAATCAGCTTCCAACATGCCAATGAGTGTTGAAGCACTGTCCACGGCACAATGGTGTGCCCATTGTATCGCACTTGCCTGCTTAGTGGGATCAGGATGTCTTCTGTACAGATCTGGTCGATAAGTTCCAGGTCGAACAGCCGACCAGTATAGGTGGTCATTTCGGACATGGTGGATCCAGCAACGCACAATCAATCTCTGCGTCACAGAACTTGTTATCTAGGTCGCAGAATCCTGATACTGATCGCGGATGCTTACAATAATAGAAGAACCGATTACCTTCATCAGTATCGAAAGAATCTGACTCGCCGTATTCACACTTCCAAAAGTTGATCTTCATATCTTACTCAGGAGACGCTTCTTCAAGCGACCAGATGTGAGGATCTCAATAGCCCGCACCACATCCCGGCGCTCAGGACCAGTCAAGCGCAGGCGCTTGATGATCGCTTCGATGATACGCAATATCGGTCCACCGATATCCTCGATCTTGCATACACGCGAGCCATGTCGCCAACCATCTACGTAAAGCCTATCATTCAGCAACCCGATGCGGTGCCGTTGGGCTAGGTCAACCAGCCGTTTCAGGCGCGGGTGTGTTCGTAGGTCCATTGGTCCTCCTAGGATCTTGATATCTTTACACAATGCAGGCATACAACAGTACACGTCCACGGCTTACCCATGTGCCCTCAATCGTAGCGTCAGGCGTTTCTGGTAGACGAGCAGTTCTTCCTTACAGATATCCAGATACTCTTTACCAGTACCGAATTGCACCATCCAATGGTAGCCCATATCCTTAGGCTCGCCGATTGGATGCAGATCCTTGCCGTGCGTAAGCAAGTATTCTTTGGCAACGAACTTGGCAACCTCACTTAGTGTTGGTATAGGGCGCGTGAGTTTGTGACAGACCAAACATAGATATACAGGCTTATTATCCACTTGCACGTACTGATCGACGGTATAGTGGCACACACTGCAAGTCGTCCACGAACGTTGCTCCTCACAAGTGCAGCAGACACGATGCTCGGTAGTCTGTGAGCCACATCTTGTGCAACGATATACAGTATCAGTGACGATCATAGGGCCTCGAAGTAGACGCAGCCGAAGTTTGCATCGGTCTCTAAATAGTCAAACGATCCATCACCGTAGGTATAGATATCGATGCCGTGTGCTAGCTTCTGACAACGACAACTTATCCACCCATCTAATGGATATCTGTCTTCAGCATAAGATGCTAACTTAGCCACAGTGTCTTGCTTATGCATCCAGTGTTTGCATACTCTACATTTCATACGACACCTGCTGCATGAGCTAGGCAGTTTCGCTGTAAGCAGACAGGGCATTCGCGGACGCATAGCAAGCGCCTTGCAAATAGTCGTGGACCTTGAAGGCTGCTCGGAAGGCTGCTAGGAACTCTTTGCCGTGGTCGTGGCTACGTAGATGCTCGTAGTGGATAACCACTGCGTTGCGTGATGCTGATATCTCGTAGGGTCCCAGAGGTTCGGAATCGTCGAAATCTTCTGCGAATGTGACCACTGTGCCATCGTAGGCTGTCTGGCATTGACGGTGTTTCATGCGGGTCTCCACAAGTACGTTAGCACTCCAGATGCACACATACGTTCCCACAGTACGAGTGGTACGCGTGCTGACCAGCCGGTTTCAAGGCAAGTGATCACTACGTACCCTTTGCCAGCCGTACCGATCTTCCGCCTAACCTGGTACTGAAACACGCTACCAGAGTGTAGGACCTGTACCGTGTCGCCAACTTTCGGAGCACTGTTGATACCAGCCTGACCAATCATCCTACACAGTGTTTGCAACCGCTCAGCCAAGTCACAAGCATCTGGTGCTGTGTCGAAGCTCTTGGTCGGGCCGAAGTAGGCGTCGTACACATTCTCATAAGCACGAGCTAGTTCAAGTAGTTCGTTCATAATAGGTACATGCTCCAGTTGTAGCGGGTGAATAGTTTCTTGTATTCATCGGTTGTAGCACCAGTTAGGACCCACACGCCTGCGCCGTGCGCACAGAATAGTGGGAAGTCCCTAAGCTGGGCAGGAGTGAACTTCGACCCTTTCATGCCCGGAAGTTTGACCTCTATCCAGCGCGATCCATAGGTTGGGTGGCTAGCATAGAGGTCGGGGAATCCGCTCTGATACATATTGCCGTGCGTCTCTTTGACGAACCAGCCATAGTTACGCAGCATGCAAATGATCTCATGTTGGATCTTATCTTCCGGCCGCTTGCGAGTGACGATTTTATCCAAGCACTAACTTCAGCATAGCCAGCACGGTTGGCTTGAGCTTCTGTTTGCCAACGTTCGATTTGAATGCGTCCAGTTTGATATCGGGTATCTTGACCTCGATCTCCAGTTCTCCCAAACGCTCTAACTCATCCCGCCCCTCTGGCGTGAGGCGGTGAGCCTCGCCATTGGGCGTTGGGATCGTGATGGGCTTGTCGTTTGCATCGCGTTCACACATCGTCGCCACGATCCGCTTACGGGCTGCCTCCATGATCTTGACCTTCTCCTCGACGGCAAAAATGGCCTCAGCCACCGTGAGCGCGAAGTCTGCCTCGAAGGCCATGTCACCCAAGCCAGCGAGGCCAGCCTGGATAGTCAGCAGTTGGTTATTGGTTATCTTCACTTTGACTCCTTCAAGATGGCGACGATCAGGAACCGGATCGCTTGGTAGTAGTTGCCCTTGGCAATGCACTCGATAGCTCGCACCGCGCACATCTGAGGCGTCGTGTGGTTGAGCCAGATATTCTGCACGATTGGGTCGGTGCCTACGAGGTCATCGAGCGTGAACGGCAGCCCTCGGATGACACGGCGTATCTGAGTCTTATTCAACTGGAGTCTCCTTGTAGTAGCGTTGGTCGATAGCGGTGCGTTTGCCAGCCGCAGTGAATAGCGATTGTTTCACAGCCTTGCGTAGATTCTTGAGCGCCTCCGCTAACAGAAGTACCTCACGGAAGTCGTCCTCACCCATGTCCTTGTACATCTTCCAGGTCTCTGGCGGCAAGAGCTTCCAGATCCGATCGTACTCATCCATCAGAGCATTCAAGATGGATACACGGCTCCAGATGTACCGGAGTTCGGTGAGTGGCTCAAGGTCTAGGAGGTCTAGGATATCCTTACGCACAGGGCGTACGTCGTAGTTGTCAAGCCTAAAAGCCACATCCTTGATACGCTGTATCAGGTCAGTGGCAGTCTTTGTCGTCAAGGAGCCCCTCCTTCCTCATCCAGAACAAGCATTGTTCTCTGGTGAATGTACACACGCCGCGTATACCTCTGAAATATAGCCTCTGCCTCAACAAGTTGACAGTCAGATATGCTAGTCCAGCGCGTTGCTTACGGAACCAATACTTGAGCTTCGACAAGTCGCGCGCTTTGATGGCCGCGAACGAATGGTCCGTGTCGTCCCGGATGATGGCGTCCTTGATGGCTACACGATTCATGTAGCTACGCAACATGCTGAGCCGTTTGATGTCGGCATCTAGCCGCATGGCCTCAGTCTGAAACGACATTTCTCGCTGAACAATCCGCTTAGCTATTTCTCGGCCCAACTCCCGAGCTTTTTCATCCATTCCATCTTGATCAATGGGATGTGCTTCCTCAGGCACTCGACCTCCCGATTCACAGTATCATGTACTGCGTCAACTACGTCTGGTGAACACGGACACATAATCTCGTCATGAACGTTCATAGGGATCACTTTCCACGTAGACACGCCTACAGGCTGGTGGTCCCACACAGCTACCTGTACCCGCTTAGTAGCTTGGGCACCGGTACTCTGTATCTCGTGGTTGGCCGCAGCCCGCATGTTGCCGGCTTGGATCCCAAACGATGCCCCAAACAAGGCTGAACGTGTTGCGCCACAGGCCGTCTGCTCACGGTCGCGCCGCACCACCTTAACCTTGATCTTAAGCCACTCTTTGGGCGGGTCCTCGGCTAGGTCAAACAGGATCTTGCAGATCCGGTTTTCCAGCGTGAAGTATCGTTTGAAGCCAAACAATGACTCGCAATAATCGGCTGGAGTGTGCCACTCCACCTTCGACCCTAGGCCATTGGGCTGGCGCATCGAACAGAACTTGTCGAACGTGCGCCGTCTGGCCTCACCCCATTGTTTGTACTTCGATATCCAGCGTTGATAGGCTTCGTTGGCCGCAGCTTCGGTCACGCCAACGCGAGATACCAGTGTTGCAGCTTCGCCACCATACAGCATGGCGAACACACCGTTTTTGGACCGTGAGTACTTGTTCTTATCGCCTTCTAGCTTGCTTGTGGCTAGGATGTCCTCGTAAGTCATAGGTGCGAACAGACAGGTGCCAAACAATGCGTGGATCTTCTTGCCCAACAGCAGGTCCTGGCGCAGAGCCAAGTCCTGATACACAGCATCAGCGATTGTGACCTCGAAGCCATCGAAGTCACCACCGCCCAGCTGCATGCCTGGCCAGGCCAATGGGAAACACGATCGGACTTTCTTAGAATGGTTGATACCCTGTGGGTTCAAACCATCCGCGCCACTCATACGCCCTGATAGCGCTCCAATGACCTTGAGCGACACGTGGAACCGGCCAGCTGCGAGGAGCTTATCGTACAGTTCGATCTCTTTGCTGGCCTTGCGATAGTCAATGATCGCCTGCGCACGCTCGGCAGCTGGGTGTAGTTCCTCGGACTTGACGAGCCCTTCCTCGCAAGAGGCACATCCGGCGCCAAGGCACTTGTCACAAACAGCCTCTACGCGCCACTTGGCTATGCTCTCTAAGATGATCTTGCCTGTGCTGAGGCGACCATTCTTGAGCATCACCACCCTCTCTGTAGGTGATAGTGCTGATTCAAGATATCGCATACAGACGTCTGGAGAGTTGAAGTTCCACTCCGTACTGGAAAGGTGCTTAACGGCTGTGTCCCGAAGCGCCGTTAGTTTCGGTACGTCAATGGCTAGCCCTTTCCACCGCACCGACCCAACCATGCACGCCAGAATGGAGTCATCATCATTTGGCGGTGGAGAGCCGAAGTGCTCATAGAGCCGCCTGGTATATACCACGTCATCAGCCGCGTACCGTCTTGCGACCTTATTGAATGACCAATGCGAGATATGAGTTCGGATGATATTGGGCCAAGTTCCTCGCCAGTCGCCACGTTTGCCCAAGGCCGTACAGAACGGCGCGTAGCCTAGTTCTTCCGGAGGCGGAGGAGGTTCAGTCTGCTTGAATATAAGTACATTCTCGGCCTCCAAGCCTAATGCATCTTGTGCGAGAGCCTTCAACGCAGACGACGGAGCGAACTCCAGCACCAGATTCTTGAGATCAGGATTCATATTACCTAGGTCGTCGTGGATATCTCGTACCACCCAACGACGCTTCGGATCGGACTTACGCGCGAAGTACACGTCCTTGAGTTCCAGGCGCTTATCCAGTTCGGCGGCGAGCATCCAAGCTAACGCTGTCGGCACTCTCTTGATGATGACGTCCTCGCGGTCCATCAGGGTCTGGTACGGACCCTTCTTCGCATGCAGCATAATATCGAAACAACCAGCTGGCTTGATACATGGACCATCACGGGCCTCGGCTTCACGTTCGGCTATGTCGTCGATATGGTCGGCAGGGATCCAGTCTGGGTCGTGAAGTAGGAACATTGTGTATATCTTCTGCAACTGGAACCAGTCGAATGCTAGGTTGAACCCCACGACCGTTTTAGCGGTCAAACGCTCTATGAGTTCGAGCGTATCGCGGATAGGGTTCAACCATAGGTCGTAGAGTTCAACACCTGAGCCCTCGTCATACTGCAACAATACAGCTGGACCGGTCAGGCCGCAGGTTTCTGTATCGTGGAATACGAGGTCACTCATCAGGTTCTATCTCCGCTAGCATATGTTCGATGATCTTATACTCTGGGTCTGTGAGATCCACCACGGAGCCGGCGTGTGTAATAGAGTGGATCGTCAGTTCACCACCTTCCTCTGGATCATGGAATGTAGCTGGATAGTGCTTTGTGTAGCTGTATTCAATGCGAAGCTCAAGGTCAATGCCAAAGGTTGTGACTGTGATATCGGATATCATTACCGCTTAGCCGTGTGGGCGAGGATCAGGTTATAGTTCATCCGAGCTATGTCATCATTGAGGAAGTCCCACTTGTCTCCGTCAATAAAGACGGTGGACCCACGCCGCTCCACAGCCCGGATATGAGGTATCAGGTAGGCCCTCTCATGAGCATCATCGGTCATCATCACAATGCCGACACCTGGATTAAAGCTCGCCATTTGTAGACTCCTTAATACGTCCGCCGCAGTCACGGACTGCGAAGTCTTGGAGTTCTTCATCGGAGACGTTTCCTGCTGCCCAAGCAAGAGCCCGAGTAGCAAAACTAGGCCCAAAGCTATCGAGCAGCCGACCCACCATGTCGCTGATTTCATTCCTTGATCTTGCACGCTTGGATTCCCTCGGTTTGGCTAGGACTTGTGCATTGGCCTTGTCGGCACTGACACCCTTGTCTTTGGCATCCTTGAACTTCCTGACCGCTGCGTAAAGCGCGTCAGTGTTACCGGTACCAAGTATCGTGTAGAGTGCCCGGATGTTGGTCTGCTTGATGTAGCCCGCCTTGACCTCGACCCTTATGTCCTCGGGCAACGCCAGGTACATGCCACGGATCTGGACCCAACCAGGTGACTTGCCAACACGTTCGGCAATGACCTCACGCTTGACGCCAAGCTGGATCAAGGACTCGATAGCCTTGGCCTCCTGGTCCAGGTCCAGGTCCGAGCGATTCATGTTCTCGGACAGATTGATGAACCGTGCCTCGACCTCGGTCAGAGGCTCCAGACGAACGATACACAGAATCTCAGTCTTGCCAAGGATCTTGTGGGCCAACGTGCGGCGGAAGCCCGCTATGAGGCGATATTTCTCACCATCGGGGCACACGGTCACGGGCTGGACGAGTCCGTTCTTGCTGATGTCGCGGGCCAGTTCCTCAACATCGAGGGCCTGGATGTGTCCACGGCAGTTGTACGCCTTATCGTCGATAAGGTCTAATGGAATGGTCTTAAGCATGTCGCGATCCTTTCAAGCGTGGTCGCTCGTGTCCTTTGATATGTGTATGATTCTTGGATATTGGATATCATGATGCTCGGAGTTGCCACACAGTAGGCATCCGTATTCGTGGCCCTGGCGTTCAACGCCGTCTAGGTGGGCAATCTCCATCATTGGGTGCCCACAACAGTAGATATCTTCCCTATAAGGTATGACCTCAACTTTGGTTATCATTGCTGTTCGAACCTTCCGGTGCGGCCACAGCCGCCCAAGTTACCGATAGTAGGCGTCTGGACCAGTCCAGCGCCCTCCTGGTCAGCGCCCATTGGGGTGAGTGATTCCGCTCGGGCTTTGAGTTCGTCGACACCATATCCTAAGATGGGCCGCGACCATTCACTCAGTAGCACGTAGCGACCGGGCAGCCGGTGCTTACGGACGGTGTGGACGTGAACGTTGTTGACGTAGCCCCACAGGCTTTGATACTCGGAATCACGCCACTGAATCATGAGTCATGGCCTCTCTAACCTCACCCATGGTAAGGTCTTGTAGCTTGCGCTTCTTCTTGAGGTTGTCGTACACCAACTGATCGCACGGCAGGCAGAACAGGTCGATGATCCTACAATTACGAGTCTGGCCAGGTCGATGATTACGGTCATCTGCCTGCATCCTAGCCTCACCATTGAACACGTTGCTATAGTAGACCATGGTTGGACTGGCCGTCAGGGTGAGGGCCATACCGCCAGCCATAGGATTACCTATGACACATAGCAGGTCGTACTTTTCGCGCAACTCTTTGAACCGCGGATGCGACTGGTCCATGGCAATCAGCAGTTCGTTGCTGTCAATCTGGTCACCATCCGGCGTGTAGCCTCTGTATCCACGTCCGTCGATGCAAAGAACGTGCCAGCCCAGCTTGCGCATGAACTCCGTCAAACGGTCAACGGTGCCCATGAATCCGCCCCAGATGATGAGTCGTCCGATCTCCTCATGCTGATCCGCGATATCAGACAGCACGTCATCCTTGGGTGAGCTTACGAAGTGCGTCGTTCTGGATATAACATCCACAACGCCGAGTCCATGACACTGTGGGCATTCGATCACGTCGTCGTGGACCGGCCCAGGCTCCAACATCGGGGCCATCTGGTCCACAGGCTGATCCGGTACCGGCGCAACGATCTTACCGTTGCCACCGCACTTGGGACATACGTCCGTAGAGAGGGCCTCTTCGGCATATTGGAAGCCATCGCTAAGCTCACGCATCATCGTGAGAGCTTGGATAGCTCGTGGAGCAGTATTGGCAATGATCTTCGCAGCACGCAACATTTCGACCGTAGGCTTGATACGGATGATCTCGTAGGTCTTCTCTGGCAGATCCAGGCAATCCTTCTTGAACATCACGATCGTCAAGCCGGCCATACGGTCATAGACCTTGGCAACCTCGTTCACTGAGGGCTTGAAGGCGTGACTCTTGCCGGGTTCCCCAACCAACGCCTGATACGTAGGATCAGACGTGGAATGGTTCTCATGGTGGGCAAGTTGGCCGCAGATGTCGCACTTGTTTGGATCGTCCTTCCAAGTCACGATGTGCGGATATACTCCACCAGTGAAAGACTCCCGTTCTTCGATGACGCAGAGGCGCTTCTTGAACTTGTGTATATCGCCTTCGACGAACCATCCTGGGCAGGCTACTTCTGTTTGGTTGTACCAGTCGCAGGGAGTTTTCGGCGCGGGTGTTCCTGATAGCAGGACGACATAGCCCTCTCGACCGTAGGTCTTGCGGATTTCATGGGCAACTGCCATCGCTGCCTGCGAGCGTTGCGATTCTGGCGTCTTGATTTTACTGCTCTCGTCAAGGATCAGTACCCGCGGGACTTTGTTTGTGGGATGCCAATCTTTGATATCCCGTACCAGTCGCTCATAGGTGAACATCCTTGGGCGTACCTTGCTGCCCCACTTGAGTAGCTCCAAGGACACGGCCTTGACGCCGGACACTGGTCCAACGTACCAGTAGAGTTCATGGTCTGGATACTCTTTCCAGACGTATTCCATAAGCTCAATCGCAGCCAGCGTCTTACCCGTGCCCATTTCCGCCGCCCAGATGCCATAATGCCTGGTAAGGGCATGACGAACGAGCGTGGCCTGATGCTTATAGAGGCTACGATTGGGTGTATAGTCCACTAGCGGAGCATCGTAGAGCTTGTATGGGTTCAGTCCTTCGAGGAAGGCAAGTTGGAAGATGTTGCGCAGACAATTCTGGACACTCCAGACTTTGCGTGGATTCTCTTTGTCGTAGCCGTGCCACTTGGCACCGCGCATCTGTTTGATCATTGCGATCAGAGGCTTTGAGAATGGCGTCTGGATGTAGATGCGATCTTCATGATACTCAAGATCACACTTGTACTTGAAGCCTCCGCACTGCAAATAGGTCATCGGGGCTCCAGTAGGAACGTGCGGTCAGGTAGCTCGGTACGTCGATAATCAGCAAACAATCGCTGATCCAGCAGGCCATAGAGTCTGTTGCAGAAAGCGCGCAAACGCTTATCCTCCTTCGTAGAACCTGATATGGTTAATGCCATCATGTCGGTCAGGCTCCCCGACGCGATGAGCCACTTTTCGTACCTGTAGATGCGCAGGTTCGACTTTGTGGCTAAGATATCAAGTATCACAGGGTCATCGTCCAACAGCAAGCCCATATAAAAACAATCAGTCAGCCTACTTCTGTAGGCTGACTCCATACCTCGTAAGGCCAAGAAAGCGAATGGATCATTGGTTGAGACTCCGATATGGTCAAGTGTCTTGACCGGATTCTCGATATCATAGGCGGCTGCTTCTGTTTCTAGCAGCCGCCAATTTATTAACGACAAGTGCAGTATATTCATAAGGCCGACTGGGATTCTAACCCAGATTCCACGGTGTGGCCATGGTCCTCCCCACGAAGTGTCTCAGCCCGAATGGGCGTCGTCAGATTTCAACCTGATTGGATGATCGGCCTTTGGTGGGCGGCGGAGGAGTCGAACCTCCAGGCTGCTTGGATGCCAATGGACATCAAGCATGCTAACCGTTCCGCCCACAAGCGGCTGATATTGTGTATCAGCCGATGTAGCCCACGTAGGTGGCTAGCCTTCCAACCGACGGTTTCCCGCCTGTACGTTTCAACTAAGACCAGCCTGTTTCTGCTTACGATGTAGAGGCCAGGCTGGTTCTGTTGTCAGTGAGTCCGACCAGTGTCCTTGGCGTCAGCAGCCTGAACGTCGCTCTCGGGCGGGTTCTGGAACTTCTGCACTTCCTCAACCAGCTTACCCTGTTCGGGCAGCGGATTGGGCGTCACAGACGACGGGCTGGCCAGGATACCGAACCAAGTGTTCTTGCTGTTCTGGCACTTCTTGGCCTTGAGCGACACGACCTTGCCGAGGTTCGTCTGGATGTTGCCAGACTCACGACGGTTGGTCTTGCTGCCGCAATACAGTGTGGCGAACGACTTGGCCGAGGCAACCCACACCAGATACTCGGGACCATACATGCAGCCCGAGTTGACTACGGCGCTATCCTCGACGATCTTCTTGAACGCGGCAGACTGGACATCATGGCTGGTGACGATGTTGTCGTCACCGATCCGCATGGCCTTGGGCCGCCAGGCACAGACGAGCACATCAACTTCAGCGCCCAGGTCCTGATGCGAAGAATCACGGATCAGAGCGTAGTGGTTGATCGGGAACTTGCCTTCCTTGCAGACCTCAGATTGCGAGGTCATCAGTTGCAGGCGAGGCAGGAACGCATTGTTGCACGCAGCAGCGGCGAAGTCGTCGGCGCTGTACTTCTGCGGCAGGGCTTCAGTCAGGGTGGTGAGTTCGTTGGGCATGTGGTTCCTTGTTGTAGAGGTATCGTACTAGGCGAGGACTTTGACTTGTCCTCTTTCCCCTGGTATGCGGATGCCTACCAGGGGCGAGTGATTATGATGTTATCACAGCTTATGCCGTTATGGCATTGGTGTCCCTAGTCGATACGAGTGATATCCGATATCAGCCGACCAGCTGGGCCTTGACCTTGGCGGCGGCCTCGGCAGCCTCCTTGGCCTTGGCATCGAGCTTCTCGGCATTCTTGGCGGCCTTCTCGACTTCGCGGCGCTTCTTGGCCGCGTCGGCGTCAGCCTTGCGCTGCTCGTCGCGGGCCTTCTGGGCCTCGACCGAAGCCTTGTCCAGATTCAGGACCCAGTTCAGCACGCACTTGGCCGCATCAGCAGCCGAGGTCGCGCCGTTGTAGTCCAGCAGCTTCTGGATACTGGAACCATCCTCGCGCAGGGCCTTGATATCGCCGAGCTTCTGGAGGTGAGCCACCGGAGTGAACTCCGAGGGCGCAGCCTCGCCGCCCTTGGCGCGGGCCTCGCGGATCTCCTTGATACGCTGGCCGATGGCCTCGACGAAGGTGGCCGAAGGCTCGGTCATGGCGCGAGCCACGAACTCACCCTGCTCGGCCTCAGGCAGCTTGGCCAGGGCGACAGCGTTGCACAGCACGATCTTGCCCTCGTTGATGAGGGCCGCGATCTCGGGGTTCGAGATACGCGCGATCTGGAGGCGATCCTGGAGCCACTGAGTCGCGTGGCCCAGACGGGTGGCCAGGTCGGTCAGGGTCATGGTCGGCTTCATCTGGACGATGCGGCGCAGCTGGGCGGCGTACTCGTGCGGCTTGGTCTCCACGCGATGCACGTTCATCATGATCTGGGCTTCCATGGCCGTGGCCTGGTCCAGATCCTTGATATCAACCGGGATCTCGGTCAGCCCGGCGTCCTTGGCCGCATTGTAGCGATGCAGACCATCGAGGATCTCGAAGAAAACCTCGCCGGTCTTCTCGTCCTTGGCCTCGCGGACAGTGATGCAGCCCTGAAAGCCGATGTTCTTCATCGACTGGACGATACCGGCGTACTCGGGAGCCTCACGGTTGAGGGCACGCAGGGCGACCGGATTCTCACGAATCTGAGTCAGCGGGACGGTACGAATGTTGCTCATGGTTCTCCTTGCAAGGGTTAAAGATACTCGTACCACCGTGGTACAGGTATCAAACGTATAACGGTGAGCAGACCGTTGATACGTATCGGAAAGACGGATAAGTTAACGAGTGTTATCTAATCCCCTTCCGATGGTGGCTCCCCTATACGGGCTGGGGTGGCTTATCTTTAACGCCACCGGCCGGGACAGTATGTAAGGCAGTAAGGGCCGGGCTGGACGGATTGGATGGATTGCGGAGCATTCTGGACGATTAACCCGAGTCCCGTACGGGAGTTGGACCGATTGACTAATTATCAGCCCATATTGCCACCAGTGGCCACAATTCTGGAGCATTGTGCCATTCTCTTTACGTCCAGTAGATCATCAATCCATCCAAGTAGTTATAGGATAAGGATATACAATTCTGGAAGATTTGGACGTTTCAACCGTATAGGTCAGATGGCGGAAGGCTATATGTTAGCACCTGTTAACTTATACTGCTATCTGATACCGTATCAGTCGAGAGGAGGTTTGATACTTGTACCCAACTCGTACGCAGGCCATCAAGGCCATGCTAGAAAGGCTGACACATGCTGACCTGGCGAACCTCTACAATCATGATATGGAGGTTCAAGTCAACGTAGCGCAAGACGACGGTACTCGCGTTGATCGCGAGTACAGGGGCCGTAAGCTACACTGTTGGACAGATGGCGTTACAGAATGGAAGAGTTTCCGGATTCCACTCAAGGCTAATTCTGATCCAGAGTATCAGGACTCAGCCATGAAGTGGGACCTAGCTGCCCATGCTGAAGCAATAGGACTTACAGGCTGGGACTGGAAGAACAAGGTCAGTCGTTGGGTAGCCTACGACTTCGACTCCATTCTCGGCCACGAGAAAGCTGGCCTCACGGACGAGCAGCTACGAGCTGTCCAGGACGCCGCTTCCGCCGTTGATTGGGTCACTATACGTAAGTCTACCTCTGGTCGCGGTCTCCACTTGTACGTCCATCTGGTACCGGTACCTACGTCCACACATACCGAGCATGCTGCTCTTGCCCGTGCTATATTAGGAAGATTGGCAGCACTCACAGGATATGACTTCAAGTCAAAGGTTGACGTCTGCGGCGGTGTGATGTGGGTATGGGCGCGCAAGATGCGTGGCACTGATGGGCTAGAACTTATCAAGCAGGGCACCATCCTCACAGAGGAGCCGCCTAACTGGCGAGACCACGTGGCCGTTGTCAAAGGTACCCGCCGACGCAACCTACCCCAAGAGATCAAAGACGTTGATGCCTTCGAGCAACTCGTAGGCCAGAATCCACGTATCGAGCTTGACGACGAACACAAGCGGTTCATCCAATGGCTCAAAGAGGAAGACAAGTTCTGGTATTGGGATCAGGATAATCACCTTCTGGTCACGCACACCGCGCATGTCAAGGAAGCCCATGAAGCTCTCCAGATGCGTGGTATCTTCGACACTCTGACGCCCGCAACAGATAAGGAACATCAGAACTGCTTCTGCGCTCCAATGCGCAAAGGCGCTTGGTCTGTGCGTCGATTTGGGCAGGGCGTCCAAGAGCACGCTTCTTGGGAACAAGACGCCTCGGGTTGGACTCGTTGTTATATCAATAGGGTTCCCGACCTCAAGGCTGCATCCCGTGCGATGGGTGGCGTTGAGGATCCCAAAGGTGGATTCGTCTTCCGTGAAGCTGACCTAGCGGTACGGGCTGCGTCAATGATGGGTGTCGAAATCAAGATCGAGCCACGGATGGTAGCTCGTCCTGCTAAGCTACTTCCACACAAGGATGGTCGCCTAGTCATCGAGGTCGAGTCTGCCGAATCGGACGCTTCTGTTGAGGGGTGGTTGAAGAAGAAGGACACTTGGACCCAGGTCCTGAATATGCCCTTTGCAGCCAATCCTGAGCAGGACTTCACAGCCTTGGACGAGGTGATACGCAGTATCATCACACCAACGAACGACGATGCTGGTTGGCTCGTTAAGACTGAGAAAGGCTGGATCAATCAGACTATGGCCAATGCAAAGATGATGCTGAAATCTATGGGCTATAGCGATAAGGAACTCAACTATATCATGGGCGGAGCAGTTACCAAGCCCTGGCGTATAGTCTCTGTGCCGTTTGCTGAGGAATATCCTGGCGACCGTGAGTGGAATCAGAACTCCGCTCAGCTACGTTATAAGCCATCCGATGGTGAGGAACGTAAGATCCCAACTTGGCAAGCCCTGCTGACCCAAGCTGGCAAGGGATTGGATGCTGCTGTAGCCAGCCATCCCTGGTGTAAAGAGCATGGCCTAACGACTGGATCGGACTATCTTAAGTGTTGGCTAGCTTCACTCATCAAGGAACCACTACAGCCATTGCCCTATTTGTTCTTCTGGTCGAAGGAACAGAACACAGGCAAGACTACATTCAATGAATCCCTCAACATCCTATTCTCAAGAGGTCGGCAAAAGGCTGATGCTGCGCTCACTTCTCAAGCTGGCTTCAATGCAGAATTGCAGGGAGCAATCGTTTGCGTTGTGGAAGAAATCAATCTCGGCCAGAATGCCACAGCCTATAATAGGATCAAGGATTGGGTCACGGCAAAAGAGATATGTATTCATCCGAAGGGCGGAACTCCTTACCATGTCCCGAACACAACGCATTGGATCCAAACCGCCAATGATTACTCGTATTGCCCGATATTCCCTGGAGATACTCGCATCACTGTTATTCATGTGCCTCCTCTTGATCCTATATCCGCTATGCCTCGCAAGGTATTCGATACAAGACTTGAGCAAGAGGCTGCGGACTTTCTTGCTGAACTGCTTGCCCTAGAGCTTCCGCCTCCGTGTGACCGACTCAACATACCGGTCATCGACACCGAGGATAAGCAGATCACTGCACAGATCAATGCCAACATGCTGGAACGATTCTGTGAGGAGAACATCATACCTGCTCCAGGGTATAGCATCAAGTTCGGTGAGTTGTATGACCGATTCCAAGAATACGCTGGCGTCGAGCACCAGAAGTGGTCGCGCATCCGCGTGACACGTGAAATCACCTACCTCAAAGGTAAGAGTCGTAAGGACGCACAGATCCACTTAGCCAATGTCGGCTGGCGAGGTCAATGCGATACTCCTATGACCTTTCATTACGAGGTCAGCGATAACATGCTAGTGGAGGTACCCATATGATACGCAGTATCTTCGCTCAGGTTGATGAGTCCGACAAGGTCGCGCTCATCAAGGCCCTGAGCGAACAGCGTACCTACCTAGCTAAGCTGCCAGGTGGCAGGTTCCTAGGAGTGTACGTCATGCCATCAGACACGCTTACTATCATACACCAGGAGTGGCCATGGGCATTCGGACAGCTACACGCAAATACAAGTGCCACGACTGCCGATTCGAATGGGTCCAGTCCGTAGCGATATCTAAGTTGGACTCATTCGTCGTCTGCCCTAATTGTGAATCAGAACGTGGCGATGCTATACAGGAAGCCTACGGGCAATTGGATCTAACTGTTAAGACCCAAGACCTTAAGTTATTGAAGAACTCTCTGGCGCAGCATATGGCTACGCTAGCTATTGCATTATTGGAGTCGGCACCATTGACCAAGCTATTGGAGCGTGGTCTGGACACCTTGACTCTAACCATTCTTGTCGGAGGACAACATGATCCTGGGAATCAGCGGGACGATGTACAGCGGGAAGTCAACCGCAGCTAATTTGCTTGAACAGCGCGCCCTAGAGGCCGGTCGTCCCGTAGTTAGGCTGCCGTTTGCTAAGGCCGTCAAGGAACTGGCCCTCTCATTGGGCTGGGATGGTCACAAGGATGCCAAGGGTAGGCATGTCCTCCAGCATTTGGGCACGGACGTGTGCCGATCTATTGATAATGACTACTGGATCAAGAAGTGGCTCCTACAGTTGCCACATGACCTCACCAATACACTCGTCATAGCCGATGACGTGCGCTTCCCGAACGAGGTTGCAGCCATCCATTCCCTGGGCGGTAAGGTGATCGAGATCCGGCGCTTTGGATGGTTGAAGCGTTGGTGGATCGGCCGGAAGCATAGGTCCGAGCGCGGCATCAAGGCTGATATCGTTATACCGAACCGTGGCACCATGGATGCCATGGCCAAACTGTTGTTCGAGACCTTGCCATGATGCCAGCTGCGCGCGAAGCTGCGCAACTATCAAATGATCCAAACACCAAAGTAGGGTGCGTGATATCTGGTATCAAGGGTGGGGCTAGTGGCTACAACTATTTGATCAAGGAAGGCATGACTCGCGATCCGGACGGGCATGGCTTCACGAAGTACGACTATGCTATCCACGCTGAGATGCACGCTCTTGGTAACTACTTAACACAGATAGGTACCCCGAGCGGAGACGAAGTAGTGTATGTCACGCATATCCCCTGCGCGAATTGTATCAAACATTTGGCCTTCTACAATCTGAAACATCTAGCCATCTGCCTAGAAGGTAAGACCCATTCGCTGGAGGAGGGCCGCTCGTTGTGGCTCCTACATGATTTGGGATTCTCGATATCATGGATAGCTGGGAGGAAGCTTCGTGGACCTTGAAGAACTTGAGTCCCTGTCCTTAGACGACGTGCCACGGAGCCAGATCATCAAGGCACCGTTTGGTTGGCCTGGCGGTAAGAGTAAGTCCTTGGACTACATCTTGCCGCGCTTGCCTTATCGCGAACGATACGTGGAGGTCTTCGGCGGCTCTGGCGCAGTGCTGCTCGCCAGGCGACCGTGCAAGTGCGAGGTCTTCAATGACGCATACAGCGGCGTCACAGATTTTTACCGCACTCTCCAGTCCGATCGGTATACCGATCTTGTAGGCTGGATACAGTCCACGCTACACGGCCGAGAGCTATTCAACCACTACCGGGACACTTGGGCAGATATCAAAGATCCGTTTGAACGGGCGTGCAGATGGTTCTATATGGTCAAGGCCAGTTTCAGCGGCCTGGGCCGACAGTACGGGCGTTCGCTGACAAATAATGCCTTCGTCAATAAGCTCTACAATTGCTTGGGTGATCTAGCTGGTGTCCATGAGCGGCTCAAGGGCGTGTGTATCGAAAATGCCGACTGGCGAAAGATCCTTCAAGATTACGACTCACCCCAGACGGTCTTCTATCTGGACCCTCCGTACGTGGATGCGTACTCTGGTACGTACCAGAATGAACTGACCATCCAAGACCATAAAGAGCTTATCGCCACCATCAGCCGACTCCAGGGCTTCGTGGCCGTATCTGGATATTCGAATCCGCTCTATGAGGCGGTTGATTGGGATGCTCGCTACGAGTGGGACGTGAAGGTTTGGATCGACGGTGGGGCCTCAACTGCTTCAAACAATAAAGAGCATTTGGATGCCAACCGTTCTAAAAGTACAACCAAGGAGGTCCTATGGGTGAAAGCCTGATCTCGTGTATCGAACGCCTGGCTATGGAGAGTAGCGCAGAATATCTGCTAGCCAGCCCAAAGGCAGAGTATGTTCCTAATCGGCTGGTCCACTTGATCCGGGCTGCCAAGCGGCCTAGGCCGCCAGGACTCTGCTTGGAGTTCGGCGTTGGTCATGGTGGCAGCTTGGGGCTCCTCCAGAAGGAGGTCGGCCCAACGGTGGGCTTCGACTCATTCAAGGGATTGCCCGAGGATTGGCGGCCTGGATTCCCAGCTGGGTCGTTCGCGTGCGAGCCTCCCAAGTTGCCTGACCTAGTGATCGGCCGTATCGAGGACACGTTGCCAAAGTTTGTCGAGGCCAATTCGACGCCATGGTCGTTCGTCCATATCGATGTTGACCTCTACTCGCCGACCGCCCTGATACTCGAAATCGGGCTATGGCAAGTAGGGTCGATCATTGTGTTTGACGAGCATCATGGGTATCCTGGCTGGCAACTCCACGAAGCCTCAGCCCTTTCAGAGTGGCCTGTCAAGTATGAAGTGATATCGTATAGCGAACAACAACTAGCCATAAGGATCAGATGAAGAACTCGCCTCCAACGATGCAGCATTTCAATGGGAACCCTTGCTGCGTCATCGACACCGAGACCTCTGGTTTGGATTCCACGTTCCACGAGATACTCGAAATCGCCATAGTCCCGCTGGACTACAATTTCGAGCCGTGGAAAGGATGCTTGCCATTTTACCTCCGCATGAAACCAAATCACCCCGAGAGAATATCTCCCGAGGCGATTAGGATCAACAAATTGGATGTGGCCAAGTGCATCGCCAATGGCGTCGATCAGGAAGCCGGCTCAGAGCTTCTGCAAGAGTGGATCCGCAAGTTGAACATTCCGGCCAACAAGTATGGTTCTCCGAACCGGATCATGCCGTTGGGCCAGAACTATCAGTTCGACAAAGGTTTCATCCAGCAGTGGCTCGGGCCGGCGACGTATGATAGTATGTTTCACTATCACTATCGAGATACGATGGTATCCGCCCTGGCTATGAATGATCGAGCCGGCTACTATGCCGAGCGGATTCCGTTCCCCAAAGTCAACCTCCAGTACCTAGCTACGACGTTGGGCGTTAAGACCTTGGGAGCGCATAATGCACTGCATGACGCACTCACGACTGCTAGGGTGTATCAGAAATTGATGAAGTACCGCGAGGATTGGGCGTTACCCAACGGTGGGGCACTCCTTCCAGTACCTCCAGAATTAGCTGTCGATGATGCACAAGATCAGGATTATTGGAACCGTCTCGACCAACTGGCGCGTACGAACGACACCCACGTGTTATAGCGTCGAAACAATATAGTGAAATGCTCTTAGCGCCCGCCGCCTTGCAAATTGCAATGGCGTGTCGGGCGCTAAGGTTTTTGGTGCGATCTGCATCGAACACATATACCGGGCGACCCTTGTAGAGGTAGGCTGCGTATGTGCTGGCCAGGATGGGTATTTGGGCGTCAATATACGGGGCCGTAGAATGGTCAGTCTGGATGCCCATAGTCCTAGGATGCAGCTTGGCCACAACATTAGCTGACCAGTTGATACCTATAGCCACGTCATCGTCTATAGCCTTCAAGTGGTTCAGCGACTCGCCGCGTCCAACGATGGCCACCGACTTACCGGCTAACGCAGCGTAGATATTCGATATCGCCAGACCGGTCCATTGTGGCAACCACCTACTTTCTCCGGCTATACGAACACACTGCTTATCGAGGTAGGTCTCAAGCTCTTTATTAGGGCGAACGAGCAGGATGCTGCCGTCAGCTAAGCGCCTGAACTTGACCTTATGCCTAACTTCCAGATCGGCAATGAACTGGCCTTGTCTATCGACACTCATGGCAAATGGCCCTCGTTATCTGTTGGTTCTTCTGGGTACACCATGGACGCTCGCGTAAGCAACATTCGGTCCTCACCTGCTGCATGATCCTATGTGGACATGGCCTCATTGAGAGGATGCACACGTATGGATCCCCAGGGTCTGGCTCGTAGCCTTCTGGGGGTATAGGTGGCCGACCGCGATGGGCATAGACTAGTGAGCCATCTGGCAGCCTCCGCGCTCTGTTACCACTTGTCTGCTGGGCAAGCCTCATACGCAAGTCGCTGCTTGAGTCCAAGGTAGCAGCCGCACTTGAGGCATCGGTCTGGTCGGCTGAAGTTGCAAGCATTGCAGATGTCCTTTCTTGATCGGACGGTAGGCTCTGTGGCCTCTATATTACCTAGGATATTCGGTATCGCCCTCGCTAAGGATGCAACCATCTGGAACAACCCTGGCGCGGGAGTATATTGATGTTGTTCAGGACCCATCACCAACGTACCGTGTTGGCCCTTGAAGACTAGCGTATCTCCAGTCGTCAAGCCCAAGCGATCACACGTGGCCTGATATCCGGTATCAAGTGCCAGCGAAGCTGCCGCGTCAAGGTCCCCACCTACTGAATCCGCTGTTAGTATGATGCGTTGGAAGTAGTCTTCGACAGCTCGCTGTGGGTCGCCATGCACAGCCCGTACCCAGGAACGGTTCCAAGCCTTGAGTCTCTGGAAGTCCTCAGCCAGATACTCGTCGCCAGGCTTATTGAACACCAAGATGGTAGCGATGTCCATCAGTCCAGCTTTGTAGGCTGTCAGTAGATTGTCTGTGACCACAAGCCGTGCATACCTGATGTCTAACATATCGGGCACGCCGTTCACGTCAACAAATACGTCGTACTGACTTGGCCAACACAATACAGGCTTGCTCCCACAAGGGCCTGCATAGTGCAGGCCCTCTTTCGTTTCACGAGTTAGGTTACAAGCAGGATAGAGGTACGGATCACTCGTGATGCAGATTGTGTCCTCTGGCTTAACTACGTCATGGAGCCAAGGCAAGTAGCCGTAGTAGTACCAAATGCTGTCTGGGCTGTAGGGAGCGTAGATCATGCGTCACCGAAGACAGGCATCCACCATACGATACCCTTCTTCGGATGCGTGATCCAGAGGGCCTGTTGTGGAGCCTCGTAGGAGAAGTTGTTCTTGTAAGCGTACTCGTCATAGCCTTTCAAGCTACCTCCTGCTATCAGACCTCCATACTGTGCGGTCTGGTGCCAATGGCCGAAGACGAGATAGTCATATCCTCGGCCCACCGCTGCCTCACGCTTACGCTTCCGGTAGTCACCAATCATCCACGGCGCTAGGGCTCCTTGGATGCCTCCACCCCCGTGGAAGCTGTCGCCATGGGTCATGTGATAGCGCCACTTGTAGACGGTCCAACTGATGTCCACGCTATCCGATACATCGACCGTGATACGCGGATCATCAGAAACCTCTCGGCGCACAAGCTCGCCAATTAGCCAGTCCCAAGATTCGTGGGCTGCACCTTTGGCTCGCGGCTTCTTGTCCATGCGGCCGTGGTTGCCAACTACCATTGGGCAGTAGACCTTACCGAAGGCTTCCGCCAATCGACGTAGCGCCTCGGCCAATAGTGCTGAGCATTCCAGAACGGCCTTAGTCGCGGACATGGCGTTCGTCTCGCGAAGCTCGTCATGGATAGTACCGCTGAACATATCTCCACCAACCGGTACGATGATGCCTGGATACTTGGCATCGCGTAACCTACAGGTCAGTAGGTCAATCGTAGTGTCAACGACATGGTGGACGCGCGTACGGGCTACTGATGGATTATACTGGTTGATATTCCCAACTTGATTGGCTTGTACGACCTCTCCGTAGTGCCAATCTGTGAAGAACAGCGTAGGTGTGCCTGGAGTGTGCTTCGATTCCACTGGCTTGGTCAGCCACTCCATATTGGGCTTAGGCTGTTCCTTGATATCCGATATCAAAGTTCGGATCCAATCAGCCGTGACCGCGCGCTTCTCAGCCTCGCCCAACGCCCGTTGTAGTTCCGACACCTGTTGGCGTAGTCTGGTCTCCTCGAATGTATGATCCTTGAGCTTGACCGCCGTGACCACCTTTCGTACTTGATCTCGTGAGATCCCGAGTCGGTTGGCTGCTTCACGCAGACTCCCGGTAGCCCGGTAGGTGTCGATGATGATTGAGTCGTTCATCTGGTCTCCTAGATCACAAGTCCGTAGCCAACAAGTGCACTACGTAGCAAATTAACCTGCGCCTTAAGATTATTCAACATAGTCTGCTCGTTGCTGCTATAGGTAGCATCAGCAGTATCTGTTATTGCTGATGAACTCGTGGCATATTGCACAACTGGTGTAACCCCAAAGAATCCCAATTTGTAGCTAGTAGCAGTATTGAGTTTTAGACCACTGTCGGATAAATTGATATCGCATTGAGTGACGCCAGATGAGTTCTTATGGTATACGTCTATAGATGAATCAGTTATGACTAACCCAGCTGTTGTGTTATTAGTAGAGTTCTTTTTATAGTAGGCTAGCCCGGAGGATCCGATAGAAAAATTGTTAACGTTGTAATTATTGGTATCATAAGATGAAAAAGTTAGTGAATAGTTATATTGGAGTAAGTACGATCTAACGTTAGTATTGGCAATATAGGTCACTGTACTATAGATTCTACTAGCACTATATTCCACTGTAACAGTATCTGTAGAGCCGACGTGGTTGAATAGACTCGCATCTAATGTAAAAGTAGTTAATGTGCCAGACCCAGAAATGCTAGAATCTCCAGATATCGTGATCTTATTAGTAGATTTATCGTACCCTATTAAAGATACCCAAGTGCCCGCGGACTTATCGAAAATCTGTAAGGTATTTGTATAATTACTAGTGTTATAGTTAATTAGTCTGAATCTATGTGAATAATTTGTGGGAGTAACTGGGGACTCGATTGTATAGTACTCACCACTACCAACGTCTGGTTGGTGCTGATAAGCGACTCCAGACTCGATACCGAGTATCGAGACATCATCGCTCGTGAAAGTCTTACCACCTTGTGTAGCCGTGATCGTTGCACTGGCCAACTGGTCGGTGCCGAGCGTGAACTTAAGGTCCGAAGCGGTCCAGTTACCAGATCCGTCTGTCGTGATACTCGTTAGTTGCGAGGCACCTTGATAGAGACGTTCGGCCGAATCGGTGCTAGATATAGAAATGCTATACGCTGTCGAGGGCGCGCCACCTGTCAATGAGGCCGTGAAGACCTCATCGCGGCTGACGACATTCGGCGTCGTCCACACTATAGCTGCGTCGGAGACGCCAACTGCCTCACTGGGGCCAATCGTTGGGCTGCCAGTTATATAGAGCGAGAGCGAGTCGTCGCCTGAGCCGCCAGTGATCTGTAGGTTGGTGAGTGTAGCTATGCCATTAACGAACGTGATGCTTGACTTGTTGATAGTATCGGAACCATCAGACCTATTCGAGTAGAGCGTATAGGTGCCGTTGATTCTGAGTATCTGGCCATCGAACGATTGGGCCGACACAGTAACCGTATAGTTTGTGGCACGTTTCATCACGTCTGGCCAGTTGACCGATAGCTTATAGTCTTTAGGAGGCTCGACTACCGTGTCGGTTGGCTTAGACGGTTGGATTGTGTAGTCCATCTCGGCTAAGCCAGTGACGACACTTGCTGGAGCGGTCGTCCAGCCCGTCACAGGATTGGCTGGATCGCCTGACCAGTAGTTGGTGTCGATTACTGGTTCACCTAGAGTCACTACGCCAGTCTTGGAGGCTAGCTCAACGTCAACAGTGATCTTGTGTTCAAGAGTGTCGTGATCGAGGTTGATGACCTGCCCGTCAAGCGTATTCGCGGATAGGGTATCCACGGTAACGCTCATCGGATCGAACGGCTGGTAGGCCGCTAGAGGCAGATAGCTCGTAGCCTTGATCCGTCGCCACGCGTTGGATTTGCGATATCCGTTGAAGTCAGCACTCAACTTGACGAGCCCCTCGATATTGTAGATCCAATAGTTCTCTGCGGATTCCTGTAGACCGAACGTGTCTTCATTGTTGAAGTACTCGTAGGTTAGGGCATCAACGGACAGGTCACGTTGCCAAGTTACCTTGAGCTTCGTGGCCACATCCTCGATGGGCCTGAACGACATTGCGAATGACGGGCCGTCGATCTGAGCCACTGTAAGGTCAACGATGCCAGCAGCTCCGCGAGTGGCATAACCCGCGCGAGTCACGTACTGATCCGGGCTCTCGCTCAGGCACTTGACCCCGAACGTGGAGCCACTGAACTGCACAGCCAATCGGCTCTGATACGCGATATCAGACACTAGCTCCAACACATCGCGTACATCGCGGATAGCGCAGCCTATAGGGAATAGGTTGTAATGTGTTTTGAGAGCCGTAATGTACGTGGACGAGGCGAACGAGTAGTCTGTGTAGGTATCGATCAGATACTCGATGGCGGATACGCTGTTAGCGGTTAGGCTAGAGGTCTGGGTGACGTAGATTTCCGAGTCGGCCCAACCTTCCTCGCGTTCGTCCAAGGATACAGTGAACTCTAGGTACGCGCAGTTAGATCGGATGCCAAGCGTGTTGTTGAGATACTTCGTATAGTAGCTAGATGGAACAGCTACTAGCTCGGTCTTGCTATCGACGGTTCGCTTAGCGAAGACTTGATGCACGGTTGTCGTTGGAGCTAGATTGATAACGTATCTATCGGTTCCTAAAATACGGAACTCATCGCTAGCTGCCGCGATCAGATCGGTGTTGAACGTGTGGTAGCTGAGTGAGCTAGTCGTGCCGCCGAAAACTGGACTCGTGTAGCTGTAATAGTTAGGATACTTATACGCGCCCCACGCAGCCTTTGGCACGCCAGCCACATTGTTGATGGTGCCAGAACCAAGGGCTACAGGATCATTAGCTGAGTCGAGCCAAGGCGTAGCGAACACACACTTCGTACCCTGTTGGCCGATACAGAAATTGATTCGACCTATCGAGGAAATGTAGCAGAACTTTCCAGCTAGGTTCACTCCGGCTGCTACCCACAGCACAGCTGGATCATTTAGAGCATCACCCCGAGATTGGATCGTGAGCGAGGTGTAGTAGTCCTTATTATTGGTAGAGATATTGAATGTATTATCGGTGAAAGATCCACTCATCAACAACCAAACCCAACGTTCGGCCGCTGGGGAACTGATGAATGGGAAGTAGTATGCCTGATCTTCTGACCTGATATCGAATATCGCCCAGGTCTTAACTCTCAAACGAGCGTCAATGGTGCCAGTTGGCAATGAGTCATTAGTGTCGATGACAAAACTGGTCGTCGATAAATCCTCAGCCATGAAGGTCTGAGTCTTACCATTGACTGTGCCAGTGACTTTCTGGCATGGGAGCTTGATGACAGATCCAAACACCAGTGGCCACGGCTTGCCTTCTGCGTCACGTAAGAGGCCAGTTACGTCTCCGGCGGCAGGAGCATAGCCTACCTCTCGGGATTTCAGTGTCTCTAGATTGAAGGTTAGCTGCCGCGTACGTTCTTGATATCCGATATCAGACGTGATCCGTCCAGTCAGTAGGCTGGATAGGTCTTCTGAATCAGCATAGGCCAAGAATAGTGTAGCTGCCAAGCCTTCAATAGCCGTGTCCTTCATGCGAGTTTGGAGGGAGCCATCAGTGTCATTGAGCGTCACCGACACCGCACCGATAGACCCAGCATTCGTAGATTGTAGAGCCTCGGCTAAGCCACCCAGGCTAGCTATAGCGCCAACGACCTGAGTAACGCCGAGCGTTACATCGCGATCGCCATAATTGACTGGTCCACTTGGCCAGTCTATCTGTAGGATTATGAGGGGCTCGGTCCCAGCGGCCAGGTTGATCCTGGCCGCCAGTTCCGCTGCAAGTTGCTTCATGCTTCTCTGGCCCTCTTGATGGTTTCGTACGTCCCATTACGTTTCTGGCGAGCCTTGTGTTCCTCAGGCTTGATGCCTCCTGCATAGGCATCCTTAGCGAAATCTACAGCGTCTTTGAGCGCAGCCTTATTCTTCATGATACCGCGTATCACGAGAGCAGCCGCTCCAGCGATGCCGCCACCTGCGCCTAGCATGGCTAGGATACCTTCCCAAGTAGAGGGATCTAGTGCCGTACGTAGGGCCTGCCAAAATACAGCTTCCTCGTAGGCCCGTCCGGCTTGTATATAGACAAGGCGTACAAACTGCTGATTATTATCCGGCATAGGCCCAGGATCTTGGTTGCCCGTTGCTTGTATCGCAGGCCCAATAGCGACTCGTGCCGCGTCGATGAGTTCTTCCCTAATAGTAGCGTCGGACTCGGCTTTAGCGCGGACCAAGGCCTGATCGGCTAAGACTAGGCTCTTGCCTATCTCACGGTAGCCACAACCTGCGAAAGCCAACACCAGAACGAGTGGTAGAATCTTCGCGAACACAGCCGCAAACACTGCTTTGGCTTTATCAACCGTAATAGTCTGCCCGCCTACTTCTAGAGGGAACACGTCCTGATACCGCATATCAACGAGAGTCTGTTGGCCATCTTCTTTCTGTATGGCTCGTAGGCGATCTCGCGTGATATGCAGTTCCCTGCCTGTGATTACAATGTCTGCGGTTCGGGGTTTCGTTGTATCGTCCATGTTTCCTCCGTCAGGTATCCGTAACAATAGTCTTGACTGTTCCATCGCCGAACTTGACCTTGAGGTCTCCATCGGCTGAATCGACGTAGATCAACGCATATCCGCTTGAAGTTGCCGGCGCGGTCATCGCGTCTTTGATCTTCAGATATCCATCGGTGAACAGGTACGAATAGGCGTACACGTAGCCGCCGTCGGCGCTGAGGAACGAGTTGCTGCGGATCGCGGCGTCGGCCCTGACATAGCCATTCCCGATCAGCACTTCGCCCGTGCTGGGCGTGCCGGGTGTCGATCCGCCTGTGGCGTAGATCGTGCCGGCCACTTCCAGCTTGTGCGTCGTCGGGGATCGGCTGAAGCCCGCTCGTCCATTTGCCGTGTCGAGGTACAGCAACGTCGTGGATGCATCCTGCTTGCGGAACGAATGCAGGTCAGCGTCATAATATGCCCTGTCGGCCAAGGTGGCATGCGTGCTGCCATACAGTTCGATGTTTGCACCGCCAGCCAGTGCGCCACCATACAGTTTCAGGGACTGCGTGTCGTCAGACTGATATATGTTTGCCGACCCGCCCGCGCCAAGCTCCAGGTTGCCGGCCACCACTAGCTTTCCCTCGGTGAGCGTCATCCACGTCTCAACCGTCGTGCTGCCATTAGGCACCCCGGTCCACAGGTGTTCTGTCTCATGGTTCGTTGTGGTCCAGGCTGACCCGGCGCGGATAAGATACTGCGCCTTGGTGTCGTACCATGTCGAGCCGTCGTAGCCGCCGCCGACGATTTGTACCAGACCAGCGTTGTCATCAACAGCAGTCGGGGAGGATCGCGTTCCGGCGCTGCGGTATCCACGGATGGCCAGACCGCCACCAGTGCCGAAGCTCGTCCCATTGATGACTGGCGCGGTGTTGTCAGTACAGAATAGCTCAAGATTGATGTTGGCCACGCTGACGGTGCGACCCGTTGGTAACGTACCAGACGCAGCGGTATCAATGACTGCCCCATTGGTTCGTACCAGCAACGCCTCGTCGTTGTGCGGTGTCGTGGTCCCGATCAGCACCGATGTGCTGGCATAGGCTGAGCCGTTGACTTCCAGTTCACGCGTCGTCGGGATGCGACCAATCCCAACCTTTCCTGCTGCGGTAATCCGCATGCGCTCAGTGATGGATGCGCTTCCGTTGCTGACACCAAATATCATGTCAGCGGATTGCGAAGCGTTATAGGAACAGGCTATTGCGCCGGTTCCATTGAAGGCGGCGAATCGAATGCCAGAAAGAATGGCGTTGACGCTGTTTTGTACATTCTGCGTACGCACCGCAAGTCCGGTGCAATCCATGTTGCTCACTACAGATGTCGTGGTCAGGCCGTCATTGCTGGTGACGTAGTTGTCGAAAGCCCCAGCCACCTCCAGCGCATACGTCGTCGGCGTGCGGCCGATGCCGACCTTACCTGCTGCAAACGTGAGATCAGTAGCCACGTAGCTGCCATCATTGGCTCCATGCCGCATGAAGCGGAGAGTTCCATTGAATACGTCCAAGTGCCATGTCGTCGTGTTATCGACAAGCACGAGTTCGCCGCCCTCGGCTGAATCGTACTTCCGCAAATACAGGCCGATGCCAAAGGTGTTGGTCGGGTATACACTGATCGCCCCGCCCACCTGCAACGCCTCGGTGCCGGTGGGGTCCATGACGATGCCGACCTTGCCGTCAAAGTACGCCGCGCCTCCTCTGGCTACACTAAAGCGGCGGTTTGTTCCGATAGGAGCATCGCCCCATACCACAAAAGCATAGTCGCCTGGGTCGCCGGATGACGGAACGACGCTCAGCGTCGGAACGGTGGGGCTTGCACCGCCATAGACCGCCGCCCGGCCGCTGACCTGCAACGCCTCGGTGCCGGTCGGCTCCATCCCGATGCCGATCTTGCTACTATTCTGGCGCAGCACCGAGTCGGCCAGGATGCCGCTGGCCCCAGCCACCGGGACGTAGCCGCTGGTCAGCGCGGTGACGGTGCCCAACAGGGCGCGGCCACCAGCCAAGCAGGCAATCGATTCTGCGTATCCAGTACCTGTACTGGAACGGCCAAGAACTGTGTTCTCTGGCACACCTGATATAGCCGTATAAGCCAGTGACGTTGATGCTCCAGAAACAGTCGAGTTACGCGAACGACTCATCTGTTGAACTGCCATCAATCGGCACTTACCAGTATTAGCATCACCCGCGTTAGCCTGATAAATTAGCTTCCACAGGACTACGCCTTCCTGGTCGACCAACCAACCGAAGTCAGAATATGCAAAATTGGCAGCCTCGGCTGCGGCAACACTACTATACTTAGCAGTGTGAGTGATGAAATAGTGCTGATAAGTAGTATCCTGGGCCGGAGCGCAGGCATGCCAAATGATGGTGGTCTCGTTATTGGTTAGGTCTGTGAGCGTCCCAGCGTTTGAATACTGGATATAAGTGCCATAGTAGAATGGCACAGATCCAATTGACCTAAGCCACGCGGTTCCATTATTGTACCATCGCTGGTATGCAGAACCAGCAGGTTGTGCCTGGATTGTGGCGTCTATATCTTCGTCTTTGAGCGTGCCACCTGATACTGCTGGACTATTGGCAACGTCTGTAGCCGTATTCAAGGTATATCCACTTAGCGCGAATCCGCCTAGTAGTGCCTGCGTACCTTGCGTTAGATGCGCCCACTTGTGATACTCAGCATCCCGGTAGGCACTATGCCATTCTGGAAGAACCCAACCCTCAGTACCTGTGTACGTGATACGTGCGATTGGAGCGTGCTTGAGGATGTCCCACGCGGAAGTCGATACTGTCAGTACTCCAGATGCGTCTACATATACGAAGTGTTGGCCAACTGCGGTAGTATGTACTATCGTTTGCGGCCCGGTGAATGTATATTCAGTACCAAAGATCCAAGCTCTGAACGACGAGCCAGTAGGCGTGATCGTGAGTGTGCGTGTGCCGACATTGTACGAGAGTGTGAACTCGCGGGTTCCAGTTTGCCGGTCATAGTAGACACCAGTGATGGGCAAGTAGCGACTCTCAATGTCCCCTAAGATCGTTGTGCGCATATCGCCAACAGTAATTTTCTTGCTGCCCAATGAGCCAAGGGACACGTCCACGACGTATAGCAGATCAGAGTCCGTGATACCGGATATCGCACCTAGTGCGCTAACTTTCTCACTCATGAAACACTCCCTGTGGCTGACATAGCCACTTGTGGACTGGACCCAGCAAACTCAGCCTGGCCTTGGAACTTACCATCAAACTCCAACTTAACTTGGAAGAAGTTCTTTGTCTGGACGAACTCTAATGTCTCGTTCAAGAGCCGACCCTTCCATATCCGACCTAGCCAATCTGTGAACTTCACATCTTGGCCGGCGTATGTGTGCGCAAATACAACCAAATCGGTCTTATCCAGTGCTGATAGCTTGTTGAACTGCAACTCCAGCCGCCTAGTCAGCAAGGTGTTCCGATACGCATACACTGACCCGTCGATGGTAGTGTGGACCTTGGGCCTGAACTTGTAGACTTCTAGGTCGCCTAGTTCAGGGTTCTTAAGACTCACTGTCGCAGTGGGAGCCGTGAAAGGTGCCTCTAAAAGGATCATATAGACGCCTCCAGGAGCAGCGGCTGGCCTGCCTCGTCAAGCAAGTAAGTATCATCTTCCAAGAGTAGGTAGCTGTATCCACGTGTCCTATACAGAACCAGCGACAGGTCATATGCGCAGGAGTCATGGTCACACGTTACAGGCAAGTCTGGCATATCAAGGTAACAAGGGAAGGACTCGCCTAGGACTGTGACATCTATGACTCGGCCTTGATACTCTTGTACGACTCGACAAATATCAAGGACAGCTTGTTTCCTTAGGGCAGAGAACTGCAACAACATCCTACGCACAACAATACGCCCAGGCAGTTGAGCAGTCGTGATGCCCAATCTGGCCTGGAGTGTAGTGCTGCCCAATTCCACAGTGTCTTGATTCGCGATATCAGGATCGCGTATGGTTATCGGGCCTAGTTCCATATTGTTGACTCGCGTAGTCGTAGGGTTACTTCGTAGCTACATCCATCTTTTCGTGTAGCAGCTTCTAGATCCTCATTGTCGAGGTACACGTAAAGCGTAAGCCCTGTGAACTCTGCTACCACCTCTAAGGCCTGGGCCTTATCCATGAACCACCTCAATCGTTCTAGCTCCATACGGGTCAAGCAGTTAAAACCCAAAACATACATGGACTCACTAAGACGATCAGGGAGGCCAGCTATGCTGGCCTCCCCGATGCGTGTCTCTCGTCTAGTGATTGGATTGATCGTAGATTGCGTGTTGCCGATTTGAGGTTCAGGCAACGTTACGCTATAGGCTCCGCAGGTGAGGATCATGGTAACTTCACGGTCCCCTGGCGGATGCCCCGCCGCAAGAGTTTGCCGAGCTTAACAGCGTCGTAGCCTTCATTGCCACTACTCGTGAGGCTGATATTGATATCACCCACTGTCGTCGTGGCACCACTCGCAGCCTTCGTGTTCATGTTGTGGATCGCTGGGTAGAACCTTGCGGTTGCCATGCGATTCATAACATATTCACCAGGCGTCAGTCGGGCGTTGACACTATCAACGTAACCACCTGTTGCGAAGCCTGGAGTTGAACCAGCAGTTGCGCTCGGTGATAGGGCCTTAAGTGTTAGGACTGAATTGATCAGGTCGCGCATATTAGAGTCAGCGAAACCAACCGAAGTGCCTAGTGAGTTGAAGCTGGATACCTGAGCATTGATGCTAGACGCTAGACTAGCGGCTTCAGTCTGCGTGGACGCGAGTGTTCCATTGAGTTGACTATAGACTGCAACAGCGTCAGCTATCTCTAACCGAAGTTCTTGTAGTCTATCCTGTTGCTCGCCAGTGAGGCCAACGGTGCCTTGCTTACGGGTTAGAGCTTCTTCTTCCTTACGAAGTCCTAGAATAGTAGTCTTCTGATTCACGATATCATTGGTCAGCTTCCGTAGCTTATCCGTCACATTCGTTATGTCGCGGCCACGATTAGCTTGTACGTTCTCTAGCGAAACACTTAACTTGCGACGTTGCGCTTCTGTATTGAAGTCGTTCTGTAATTCGGCTAGGCGCTCAGCAAGCCTGATCTTATCTCCTGCCGAGGAGAAAAGGTCTGCGCCAGCCACCTTAGAAGCTAGCGATGTGAATCTGGCCTGCCGCTCAGCAAGTCCGGCCGAGTCCAGATTCTTAAGGTCTTGCGTTAGTCCAAGGATCTCAGTGAACGTCTCCTTGTACTGATCGGCTTGTGCACGAAGCTCGTCCTGTTCCTCTTTGAGCTTCTCAACTGTGCTTGCTCCTATGTCTGCTTGACGAGTCTGAAGGTCGAGTAGCACCTTACGTGCATCAATCTGAGTTTGTAGTGTGAGACTCGTCAATGACTCTGAAGACTGTAAGCTAGCAGCTTCTTTAGCTAGTTCCTTTTCTTCAGCTTTCAAGGCCCTAAGGTCGCTAGTTAAGTCGCCCAGAGTATCAGAGGTTCGGATATCCGAAGCCGCATCACTTAGTCTGGCGCTTAACCGTGTGGAGCCATTCTTAGCCCGTCTAGTGGCTAGAGACTCTTTTGATTCACGTATCGAAGATAGCCGACGTTCTTTGAGAAGGTTTTCGTTGACCTCGGCGATTTTCGTAGCAATAGTCTTGCGACGTTCGTCAATAGTAGCCAGCCGAGTAGTAGCCCGGTCTTTGTCTCGGTCGTAATCCTTGGCTAGATCGAAGGCTTGCTTAAGATATTTGACTGACTGTTTTGGATCCGTTGATCCAGCTGCCTGAGCCAAGAGTGACTTGACTGATTGGCTAGTGAGTTTCAGCTGCTCGGCTACCGTTGCACCTTTCTTAGCGTCTGACAAGAACGACTCAGAGATATCCCGATCAAGGTCAAGTAGGAAGTCGCCCAGCGTCTTGGCGTCCTTACTGACCTGCTGAATCTCGGCATCCAAATCACTGATCTTATCAGTAAAGCCCTTAACACTTCGATCAGCAACGTACTCAAACAACCTAGCCGACCGTTTTAGAACGTCCTCGAAGTCTTCGCTATCCTTGGCTAAATTGCTGAGGATTGGAGCGAATGAAGATTGGAGGCCATTGAGCGCGTTTGATAGGTCTTTCTCAACAGTCCTAGCAGATTCTTTCAAACTTGTATTGAGGTCTTTGAGGGTCGATTTTATGAATCGATCCATCCGATCATCATACTCTTTAAGAGCCTCAGCGCCATCAGCTGTGGACTTGGCTAGCCCGCGTGCAGCTAGAGTTCCTAACCTAGCAGCATCGGGTAATGCTAATAGTATATCAACAACGTCAACTAGGCGCAGTCCCAATTTCTGAGACGCTTGATCGACAAAATTGATGCCCTTCTCGCCGAGTTCTACAAACTTATTCTTAACTTCGGTAAGCTGTGTAGTGATTCGCTTACCAGCACTATCGTAAGCTACTTCCAGTTTCTTTGCGTAGGTCTCACCAGAATTGGCGATACGTTCCTGGGCAGATATGAAATCATTGAGAGCCGCGCCAGTCAAACCTAAGCTACCACGGAAGCCACGAAGATCGGTAATGATCTCAGCCAGTCGCTCTGGGCCTTTGGCTAACTCAGTATTGAGCCGTTGTAAGATGCCGACTAGCCCGAACTGTTCAACAGCATTCTGGGCGCTAGATACTCCCCATTCCTGGTAGAGCTTGGTTAATTCCTTGCCAGGCTTCAACAACTTATTGAACAAGTTGAGCAACTGAGTCTGAGCATCGGCAGTGGATGAACCTTGGTTCGTTAAGACTGCTAGCGCAGCACCAACGTCCTCAAGAGGAATCCCCAACTGCTTAGCTGGAACGATTGTGCGTCCAAAAGATGTAGCCAAGTCCTTGGCTACAACGTTACCTAAGTCGATCGTGGCAAAGAGCTTAGCCGAAACATCTTGAGCATCTACTGCATTGAGCTTGTAGGTATTGATAACTGCCGATAGCAGATTCACAGAATCTTCTGCGCCAGAGGCAGTGATCTGACCAAACTTCAAGGCATCTTCTACGAATAGTTTGACCTGCTCGCGGGAGCCACCGATCTGCGTAGATAGTGTATTATAAAATGCCTGTGCAGTTTCTTGTAGATCGGTGCCTAAAGCAGAACTAACCTCTAGAACTGCTGCTGACCAGGCCTTAAAACTTGGAGTGGCCTCGTCACTTAAGGTTAAGATACGCGATATCTGCTGCTGGTATTCAAGGGCAGTAGCTGCACCTTGCTGGAAGGCGTCGGCAGCCGCAAAGGCCGCACGATTAGCGAAATTATATACAACGCTCTTGGCCAGATTGGCTGGATTGATTGGCAGATTAAGGCTAGTCTCTGGTTTGCCAATATTCCTAGAGGCTTCCCGAGCAGCCCTAGCCGCGATCTTCTCTCGTTCCCGCGCAGCCCTTGCCGCCTCACGCACTACGGCATCAGCCTCACGCTTAGCAGCGGTTTCAGCCGCCCTTGACCGCTGGGCTTCGATACGAGCTAATCGACCGGCCGCACGAGTAGCTGACTCGACTTGCCGATTATGACTTGTGATTATTGTACCGACAACTCTAGCGGCTGATTTCTGTAGGCTCAAGTCCGCTGATAGCTGCGCACGAACGTATCCACGATTCGCAGCATCAATAGCCTTAAGAGCATCTTGGATCTGCTTCGAGCCCTTAACAAAGTCACTGGCATCAAAGCCTGCTTTAATCAGATCGGTCATCGTACCTCCTGCTTGATCCACGACGTTAATCGCGGAACTGCTGATGGCCAGTGTTCTAGCACATAACTATAGAAAGCCCGTTGACCAGCTACTAGGGCGGCCCACATGGCTTCTCTCCTCGACCACTGATAGACTCTGATATCAAAATCTAGCCGAAAGATAGGTCGTTCTTTTGTACCATAAGTAAGCGTGAACGAACGCTTACCATATTCTTCTCCAAGGTCAGGGCCGCGAGTTAGCGACTTCCTCCATGTGCCACCCGGCGTGAAAGCGCCTTTCTGCGGGCCACGTTGAGGACGAATTGCTGATCTCGCGCCAGTGAGCATCCGTACCGCTCTGGCGAGAGGTAGTACGGATGCTCTAGACATACCAGTATCGATATGGATGGCTGGCAATGCAGCTTTCACGAACTCTCTAACAGCCTCATTAAAGAGTTTCGTCATATTTTTATGCAGGTCACGTGTGAAGGTGCCTACATCGGCTTTCAAGGGCCTATACCTGATTTTGAGCATCGTTGCCACCAGCCTCCTCGAACAACCTGAGTTGTTCGTAGCCCAGGATCATCGCCTTGATCCAGGTATCGCAATCATCGAATGAATCTGCGACACCTGGCGGCCGGATGCTCAATCGCTCACACGCACGCCAGATCACATACTCTGACGTGCGGAAGTCTGGATAGATGGGTCTTACGCTTGACCCACTCCAGCTAAAAAACGCTTAGTCGCTTCCTCGATACGTTTGGTCGATAGGCCGTTAGCGTCAATAGCCGCATTGATGATCGCTACGATTTCGGTGTCTGAGAACCCCGAAGCCTTGAGATCGGCGGAGTAGTTCTTCCAGGTACCTGGATCAGTAGTGACCGAGTCCCATTCCAGACCTTCGGTGGCCCGCAGCGACTCGATGATGATCCACGACATGCGTGTCTCAGCGTAAGTTGTTACGGCCGCTTGATACTGAGTATCATTCACGTCGCGGGCAGTAGTGCCATCCTTATACGCGATGACAGGAGCTTCTGGCTCCTTAACGATGGACTCGAAACGTGATAGATCAACGACCCCACACCTAAAAACCAAGTCGCCATCCTTGCGTGGGATAACGACGACTTCTGGGGCAGGCTTGTTGATGGGCTTACCAGCGAGCTTCATAGGAGCCTTTCTGAAAAGCCGGCGGGTAAGGACCCGCCGGCGTTAGTGGTTTCAGGGTGACTGAGCAGCACGAACCGTGGTCGCGTACTTGGCATTGCACTTGCCAGAGCAAGTGATCTGACCGGCACGCGGATCATGGTCGAACGATTCCCACCGGAAGTCAGGCAGGGTGATCGTTTCCTTGTCCGAAGACGAGCAGTTCGGCTCGTAGGTGACTTCGATATCCACGGCATACGGGCGGCAAGCGTCCGAGTCCGTCGAAGTCCAAGCCGAAGCCGCGCCGATCTTCTTGAGAGCATCCTCAACGCTGGGAGTGCCAGTCGTCGAGAGAGCGCCCTTGATGTATTCCCAATTGAAGGTGAAGTTAACGTCCATCGGAACGTCATCGCCTTCACGCACCTCGTCGATCACGCCTCGATCGAGCAGATACTCCATGTTCCGCTTCTCGGAGAACGTCAGGTTGCCATCACCGATCTTGATGGTCAACTCGTGCGGAGTAGTTGCGCCGTCCTTGATCTTCATAGTGCAGTGTTTGAGACTAAGTCTGGCCATGCGTCATACCTCCAGGTACATTTCGTAGTGAGCCTCCACAGTAGCCTGCAACAATGGAATTGCTGGGTCGATTTGACCGAAGTGATTCGTTTGAATCCTCTCTCGGTTCCTAATATCCTGGATTAACTCCAGGCAGCCTAGTAGCGTCTGCGTGTCATCGGTACTTGCACCGTACTTATACACTGGAATGGTGTCGGTGAAGGCTGCGGCCACGTCACCGACCATTCTATGTATAGTGTGATACGTAGTATCAGTGATCACGCTTTGCGTCAAGACGCTAAGCTCGATGTATAGACGCCAGAAGTCCTTGCTCTCCTCGGTGTAGTATGGGCCATCCATACGTATTTCCACCAAGTTCTCAGGCTCTGCGGGTGTTCGACTTTGACCTTCGATGAATACTTGATATTGCGTCAGCCTATCAGATAGGTGCTTACTAATTGATGCAAATATCCAACGAGCCCAGTGAGGATTTGCACTCATGGAGTCACCTCTTGGACTGCATTGATTCGATCACCTACCATGATATACATGTGTTCGTCCTCATATAGCTCTACATTCTTGAGTGTGTAGACTTGGTTGCGGAATATGATTTTGTCTTCAAGAGTGATCTTGATTCTCTCGGTTCCAGTGCTACTTAGGTAAGGTAGATCCTTGATATCGACGATGAAGACTCGTTCGTTCTTCGTGAAGGTTCCACCGTAAGCGAAGTTCTTGTTTGAAGCTAGAAAGGTGAGGTCGTAGATGAAGTCTCGTAATTGTGACACAGGCATACATACAACGCGCCTGATATACGTATCAGTATATGGCTTAGCTGATATGCCAGTAGTCACGTCGTACGTATTAGGCCCAGCGTACTGACGAAGGTAGCCAGGCAATCCATGCGTGAACTTGACTGCATACATGGTATTGCGTACCTCCGTAAGTGTATTGCGCCAGAGCCGATGATCATATGGCGTATAGATATTCTGTGCAGTGGCCAGCATCGTGGCCAGCGGTACAGAAGCATCAACCGTACCAGTAACATAGTTAACTACGGTACCTGAACCACTTAGTGTGGCTATAGGTGTCGTGCCAATGAACTGGCCGACAACCTTGACGACACCACTTGCTGATGTGCTTGGACTTGGCGTAGTCCCGGCAAAAGAGCCGATATTCTTGAGGCCGCCACTGGCAGCAGTCGTAACCTTTGGAACAGTACCTGCGAACGATCCACTGAACTTAAGGCTTCCAGTCGCTGAGATCGTTGGTACTGGTATCGAACCTGCGAATGCACCCGTTACTGGCTGAGCTATGTTACCTGACCCATTAGCTGTAGTTAATGGTATCGTGCCAGCAAACGAACCTTGGAACTTGAGACTGCCTGTGGCTGAAGTAGTAGCCTTAGGTATCGTACCAGCAAAAGAACCCAAGTTGTTGGCTACTGCACCAGAAGCGGCCATCGTGGCCTTGGGTGTAGTAGCAGCAGCCGAACCGTTGAACTCCAGGCTACCAGTCGCGTCGGTCGTGGCCTTGGGAGTTGAGCTAGCGAAGGAACCACTGAACTTGAGGCTTCCAGTTGCCGAGGTCGTGGCTAGCGGCGTCGTGCCAGCGAACGAGCCTAGATTGTTGGCTACCGCACCATTAACTGCGATCGTGGCCAACGGAGCCGAACCAGCAAACGATCCGCTAATCGTCTGGACGCCGCTGGCCGACATAGTGGCCAGCGGATTGGTTCCAGCAAACGTACCAGTGATACCAGAATCACCAAGAAGAATAGTCTTGGCAGACGGTGACCTTAAGGTTAGTGCCACCGCCATGGTTCAGTCTCCGAACTTGAAGGTCAGACTCTGGCCACTCTTGGTCGTGCTTTCTTTCGCAGTGGCGATCATGTCGCGGGTGTTGTCGTACCACGTTACAGAGACCGCGCCATCGCCGGTACGGCTACCGGACACCAGGCGTTCATCGGTGGCATTATCGCGCACTTCCACGTCGACCGTCCCGCCACCAGACCCGCTGATCGTGATGCTGGTCGTGAAGGTGTAATCGTGCCAATTAACCCAGCAGTACGCGAAGATCTCACGCATCGGTGTCGTGATGGCCACCGTGCAAGCACCTGCCACAGGATCCACCACGTTCGTCGCCGGATCCGTGGGCCACCGCTTGACCTTCTCCAGACCTTCGCAGGCGTGCCACTTCGGGCCCATGTTGGCGTCTGTGTTCCAGTTCGTGCCTCCCTCAACCACCCAGCCAAGGTTATCGCCGATCTTCACGGACATCCGAGCCAAGGCCGACTGACCAGAGGTGCCAAGCTCGCTGACGACAGCACCGGCCGAACTGATGAAATAGGACGCCTCGTTGATATAGAACCGGAGCGACCCCGTCGACGATGAACTGGAGGGCGTGCCGAAGTCAGCGAAATGGTAGGACGGGAACATCGCCGTGCTATGCCGATTGCTCGCCGCTTTGTCGTAATAGTAATTGACGTACACCATGGCCATCACGCCGCCAGCCGCGGCAGGGGCTGTGGTCGCCCTGGCGCTGATGGTCAGGGTGTTCTTGCCGCGTGCGAAGCTGATACCAGAACCGGCCGCGCCGCCTGAGTCAAAGCGTTGCGTGACGGACAGCGGTCCAGACACGTCGGCCGGGGATGCGCCATAGGCGCGGGCCGTCTGGCTTCCGAAGGCGAACTCCATCGTGCCTGGGTCGGACGTTTGCTGCCACGTAATATGCGCGCCGGATTGCAGGAGACCGGCATTCGCGCCTTCCACCCAGAACTCCACCGTCTTGAACGTGCGCTCCGTGGCCGCCGTTCCGGTTGCCAGCGTCATCCCGACTTGCGCGGGGATCACGTCGGTGTGCGTGAGAACCGTACTGTTGGTGTGGTCGTACTCGTAGGTCACAACCATGAGCGCGCCCGCGTGCGCGATGGTCGCTCCCGCGACGTTGGTCACGCGCATCTTGAGGTCATGCGCGGTCGTGGTCGTGATATCGGCCCGACGCCAAATGCACTCCATGTAGTAGTCCGACTGATTCGCGGCATCGAAAGGACCGATCTGGACCTCGCTCTCGGAGTCCAGCGCCAGACCCAGCGACCAGTCCGTCGTGCCGGCCTCGTTCGTGTTGAACGGCAACACGAAGTAGCAATCTCGGATGGTCGGGCTTGCCTCTTTGATGAAGCCACTACTGGTCAACTGTGGCACGCCGCCGGTCCCGCCGACCGTCTGGAGCGTTGTCGTCAGGTCGCCAGTCAGTCCGTCGAGCGGGATCACCAGCGTGTTCAACTGCGTGCCAAGCGTGTCGTCATACTCATACGTTATGAATAGTTCGCCGGTCGTGATCCAGTGGCGGCCGTTGGCCGCCTCACCACGATGACATTGCCCGATACGGAAATCATACTGCTTGCTAGTGTCGCTGGAGCCCCATGCGGTGTTCATGGCTGACGTGACATCAACCTGGAACACGTCGCCGGTTGTCTCGCCAGCCGGCGTCCAGTTGTTCGTCGTCGTCCATCGTGTGCCGACCGTTGCCCAGGCGGCAGACCCCCACCGGCCCTGCATGAAGCGATGCTCGATAGCCACCGCAGAGTTGAACGAAACGCCGACG